AAAGCTAAAGGAGGGTGAAGAAGTCATTTTCTCTGACGGCAAAACTCTTATGGAGAAAGTAACTGTAGAATCTATCGATAAGAAAGGTGGGTTTGCAGTACTGAGTAACAAAGTAAAGGTATCAAGAACCCTGGGACCCGATGGATTCTATACAAGGTTAGATGGTAAATCATCTATGGTATTACCTTTAACGGATAAATCCGAATTGGATTACCAAGCCTTCAAAGCTTACTTCTCTATTAAGAGAAACCTGGAATTTATCGAAGCCAAGATAAAAGATATGAAGGACAAAGAGTTCAGTGAACTAATCGTAGAATTAGATAAGAAGATATCCAAAATCGTAACAAAATACTTTGAACAATGACAACTTGGATAATCTTAGGTATTATATATGCCGTATGTGCTATACCTGCATGGTTTATGACAAGGTTAATCACGGCATCCCACCCAATGAAAAGGGTGGGGTTCTTTTTCCTAACCATCTGGTTAATCATGCCACTATTCCCGATATATTTATTAATCACATACTTTAAGAACTATGAACAGAGAAATAACAACGAAGAAGGTAGGTAGGCAAAAGAAGCTTACCAACCCATGCCCAGTAATTAAGGGAGAAGTACAGATAATGGTAGGAAGCCCAAAGTGTATTACCTGCCAATGGTTTGAAAGAAAATTCGAGAAAGATGGAAGAGCCTACGTTCACTGCAATCGATTATAACTCCTTAGAGAATAAGGTAATCGAAGAAAGGATAAGAAATTACTATCTTCCAGTAAAGAATACATTTGAAGCAGTCCTATATGGAAGGCTTAATATACCCGATTCTCCAAGAGGATTATGTGCTGACCTAATTGATGTAAGCAGAACTATCAGTAGAGAATTTGCATTAGTCGAAGAAGTTTTCCTATGGAGACATGTAATTAAACCATGGTTCACCCCACAAAGGTTTAATATCGAGATAGTATACTTTGGTTATTATAACCCTACCATCATAAAATTGCAAGGAGAAGGATTAAGAATTGAAGGTAGGATATGGTATAGAATGCCATTAGAAAAGCTTAAGGACCACGAATACCTTATGGGAACAGCATTTTGGTTCCCTGTATCTAAAGAATATAATGCTGAACGTATTAAAATACTAGAGTGTGCCCTTGAGGACTTAGAGAGAATTAAAAGGGAGGGAGAACCTAAGCTCCCTCCTCTTACATTTGAAGAACCTAAAATTTACCCATGATGGAAGATATTGATTTAGCAAAGCTTACCAAGGAGGAAGAAGAAATCCTTATGCTTACCGAAGAGATTTGGAATAGGTTTTTGGCATTACCTATCAATCATCCGATGGAGGCAAATGAGATAGCGATGAAGATACATGATATCCAGAGGATGATTATATCTAGGCCTGGATTTAGGATGAACCAAGAAATGTTTAGGCAATATGGTAACGGTTGATACAGTATATGAGGATGAATTTAAGAGAATCCTAAGGTGTTCTGAGGGTAATAGGGTTTGGTATCAGTTATGGATTACTGATTTGGATATGAATTGTATTGAAAGATACTTTAAAGGTTATAATGAAGTTAAGAGATGGTGGTTACCTAATCTTCAAATGTGGTATGTTTTCTTTTATCGAAAGAATGGTGGTAAGGTTAAGGGAGTATTAGGTAGGGAAAGGACCAATAACTTATTAGGTAGTATTCTGTAATAAGTTGCCAGGGATATTAGGTCTCTGGCTTCTTTGTGTGTGCATGTGTGGTTCTAGGTACCCCTTAATACGAGGAGCTTAAAAGTTGTGGTACTAAATGGGGAGCACGGTTACGTTAAATTTAACATTCAAAAATAAAAAGTAAGGGACAAACATTTATTCATTTGTCCCTTTCAATTTTAAATTAATTCAATCAAAGTAATACATGTATCTTTGTTTTGCAAAACAAATAATTCGCTATCGTCGTCTTTATTTGCATACACATTGTAATAATCTGATTCAATTATTTTTTTGTGTCCGTCTTGCAAAAGCATTTTATCTAATGTTTCAAACGTTTCATTTAAACGCTTTTCTGTTTCTTCAATGTCTTGCAAAGATTCGCTTTGCATATCTAAAACGGAAATATTTATCTTTCCGTCACTCTTAGAAATCGAATGATTTAAAAATTTCTTTAATAGTTCTTTGTTCATATCTTTAAAATTTTAAAAAGGGAAAGATTAAATCTTTCCCTTTGCAGTTAGTTACTTGAAATTCTTAACAATATTCAAACCTTTTGTTAGAACTTCTTTTTTTGTGTCCTTTGTATTTTCGCTTGCAATACTTGCAAATGAAAAATCATTCACTTTGTAGACTTGCTTATAAAATTCTGTAAATGCAGAAACAAGTGTTTTTAGTTCATTTTGTTTCTTTTCTTCTTTTGCTTTGCAAATCGAATCAAGCAAAGAAAAAGTTGTATTTCTTAACTTTTTTCGATATGCTTTTTTTTGCTTTTCGTTCAACTCTGCAAAAAGACTTTCAACGTAAATCTCTGTTTTCTTTCCTAAAGAAGTTTTTAAAAGTCCGTTTGTTTTTTCATTTAGACTTTTAAAAATCGAATCAACTGAAAGTTTAATAGTACTATTTGCTTTTGCAGTTGCTTTTGCTTTATTAGCACTAACTTTGTTTACTTTGTTGTTAGCAACTTCTTTTTCTACTACTACATTCTTTAATTCTTCCATAATAAAATACATTTAGTTTTTAAGTTTATTTTATTATATCCTTTTCTCTATAAAACTAAATGATTTATAAGAAAAAGAGAAAAGGAATATTTAAATTAAATTGTTTCAAAATGTCAAACGATAAAATACTATCAATACAAAAGTAGTTTTTATTTCTCTTTCTGTATTACAAAGATACAACTTATATTTTAATCTACAAAATTTTTAGAGAATTTTTTCTTTAAAAATAGTTAATCAAAATTTTAAATATCTCTTTGCTTTTTCAACACTACAAAGATAAGAAATATCTTTGAATCTACAAAACATTTATAGAAAAATTTTCGAGAAATTTTTAAAGAATTATTTTTAATAATTTTGCATGAAAAATTTGCAAGTAGGTTTTAGGGGTTTGAATTGGGGGCATGGTTGTGGGTAGGTAATATGGGTATATTGATGGATATAGGGAAGGGGTTGGTATAGGACCACTTTAGAAAAAAGAAGGCCCCATACAGTCCGGTAGATATTATCTGTATATTATCATACATAAAGGCCATTAGGTGACTAGCAGGCTTTTATACCAATGCCATAGGCCATGCAGGGAGTCCTATAGACCTAAGGCCCATAATTAGGACATGGGTAAGCCTTAGCAAGTCCCATGATGGCCTAGAGTTAGGTTACATAAGAAAAGCCCAGTACCTAAGATAGGCTGGGCTTAAGTGTACCTAAGTTAGCGAGATTTGAATATAGCTATCAAGGCAACTATAGCAGGAGATAGCATAAAGAGTAAGGCAAGTATCATTGTAATATTGCCTTGTAAGGCCTGAGATAAAATATATAGAGCTCCCATAGCGATTAGCAGGAATAAATGTCGGTGATGATAAATGTATTGTTAACGTAGTTTACGATTGGTTCGCATTGGTCATTGTTTTCGCAGAATACATTGTATAAGGCAGCTTGGATATATTCGATATCGGCATCGGAATAGGTAGTGTCTGTAGTGAATACCCAAGTATGTGTTCCTTGGTAATCTAGGACTGTAGAAGTAATAGAAGCAAGGTGTAAGTCGTATTGCTTAAGGGAAGTACTTTGGATTGCTTCCAGGATAGGAATGATATATTCTGAGTAACCCATAGAGTCATCGATAATAGAATCGTCATGGCCAGTAGAAATGATTACCAGGTCCTTGGCAATAGGATAATAATAGGCAATAGGATAATTGTTACCGTTGAGGATGTTGTTTGCATTAAATTGAATTGTTTTCATATCTATATATTTTTAATTGTTTATACTGCAAATATAATGCTTTTTATTTATTTATGCAAATCCTACTGAGGCCCTTAATGGATAATGTCTTAAGGCTACTTAACTTATTAGTAATCAAACAGTTACATAAAACATATCTCTTCTAGCAATCTAAAGTTTCTTTCTAACTAAATATAAGGGCCATTAATAACATACTTACTAGTTTTAGGTACCTTGAATGGCCTACATTTTTAATATAATCCCAATAAATTTGATGGCCATGAATGGTATATTTTAATGCCTAATCCCCAAATCCTATTGCCTAATCCTAACCAATATCTATATAATATATACTATATAAAAGGGCCATTAGGGGTCTAGGATTTAGGGGATTAAGGTACCCATATGGGCTATTGTTGTGGGCCTTTTAGGCAATGGGTTATAATGACCAAAGGCTGTGAGACATACGTGTTAGATAGCTATAGAGTAGTGGTGTTGTATAGTGGTAGGGGGGCTAGGCCTAGAAGTTTGCCTTAATCCCAACACCCCCGGAAGGCCTTCAATATTGTATTAGTTATATGTATATTGATTATATGATTGATGATATTAGGTATGTGTATTATGTAACATAGTTAGGCCCAGTATGATTTTGTTTTATACTGGGCTTTAGTATTTATTTTGATATTTGTTTTTGTTTGGGGTTAGTAGTTTGGTATTCTTAGGATTATAGTTTCTAATAGGATTAGTAGGATTATCTGTAGACCTTGTAGGATTAAGTATATGTGTTTTTGTTTGTTGGTGGGGTTTGGTATTTGATGGTATATCTTATCCCTGTGGGTTAATGATAACCAGGTATATAGGATTACTGGGATTAGTAGTAGGGTTTTCATTTCCTTTTCTGTTTTAATTTGTTTTGGGTACGTAGGTGCTTGTTGAAGGTTGCACCTGAGTCTGTGTAGTAATTGGGATTTGGTTTACCTGGAGTAGGAAAGTGTTCATTCCATTTATCCTGGTGAGGTATGTATACTTGGTTCTTGGATTTCTTTTTCATAGGTCTAATATTGCGGTTTTGAATCCTATTGATGTTAATTCTTGGGTTTGGATATGTACGATTTCGAAGTATTCCTTGATACCCTGTAGAGAATAGAATTGTAATACTCCTCCGTCTCCATATTCAGCATTTACCTGGTTTATGATTTCTTGATAAGCCTTGTCTTGGTTATCTTCAAGTGAATGGTAGATGCAAGAACTGAGGTTGAATTTAATGTTGTCATGATGTTATAAGTTTTATTGGTTAATGTTAATTGTTGGCGATTTGATTGTTGAAGGTTATTTGGTCATCGGCATCAGGCCAACCCATGGATTCCTCCATGTATTCGGTAGTATAATCGATAATGGTTGCAGCATCGTCTTTGTTAATTGTAGCAACCTCGGCTTCGATTTCCCGTTGGATTTGGTCGTAGTGATAAGCAAATGACCTCCGTATGCGTGCAGCAATTCCGGGGTATTTTTTAAATAATTCGATTAATTTACTTTCTTCATTCATAACGTCTATTTTTAAATGTTTATGCAAATATAAGAATAATATTTTAAATATGCAATAACCCCGATTACTTACTGGAGCCTTATAAGGTCAACTATTTCGATGGAAGAGTATGGCATACCTATAAGTTCTGAGATTATCCTTTTAGTATGATATACATGAAGGTGGTTAGGATTTAGTTTTACCCTTGGGAATATTAAGTATGGCCTTAGTTCCTCAGTTCTATAGGTTATGATTAATTCTTCGCAGAACTTTTCGTTTTGGCAATCGAAGGATACTAAAAATTTGGACTGTTCTAGCATATTATTAATATTAAGCAATGAGTATTCTCATAAGTTAAAGGTTCTTCGCTAGTAGGATGGGAGGATGCACCCATTATTAGGATAATTCCTCCCATGACTAAGATAAGTATAATATTAGGCTTCATGTAATTCCCAATAGGTCATCCATAGGTCTTCTACTAAGTCTTCGACTGTATCCTCCCAGGAATCGTATCCATCGAGGTTGTATTCGGCAATGAAGGTAAAGAATGTATCTCCAAATAATAATCGTAAGACTTTGTCTGTTAGGGTTTCGTCTTCGTCATATAGTTTGTTCTCTTCCTCATTGGAAAGTTCTGTATCTCCATTTAGGATAACCGAGATTTGTTGCAGTCTGAGTAAATACCCATTAAGAGTATCAAGGTCCTCTTTAGACCTTGTCTCTTGGAATTTAAGATAAGTCTTTGATGGTGTCATAGTTAGTCCTCCTCTGATTTAATTTGTTGATTCAAGGGTATGTATGGTTCAGCAGGTAATTCTTCAGCAAGTACTGATATGAATCCTTCCGGGTATAAGGTATATAAGATTCGATATCCATAATCTGAATGTGGCAAGAATACATCCATGATGTTTTTGAGTAATGGGTATAGCTTCCATTGGTTATCCTCTAGGAATCGTTTCCATTCATCCATTTCGCTAGCATCATAGTTAGCAGTTAATTGAATGTGATAACGTTGTGTTTCCGTATCGATTGGGATAAATAGGTTGGTGACTACCTCAATTTCGTTTGAAGGCTTTTTGTATTGAGTAATTGGATACCAGATACCTTCGTTTTTCCATTGATTGAGCTGGAATATTGTCATCCCAGATTCAAGTAAGTTGGTGAGTTTGTAAAGATTAACCATGTTGTTGTCTATTTTAAAATGAATAAATATATTTTATTTCTCACTACAAAGATAAGAATAATAAATAATATATGCAAATATAACTGAGGTAAAGGCAGGCTCTTAGTTAGGTTAGAGCCTGCCTCTGGGATAGATATGAAAACAACTGGTTAATCGTCGTTAAAAGAACCCTCATTTAGAGTTTCATTAAGTACCTCATTAAGGAGTTCTGCACGTTGTTCTTTTGATAGGCCATCCAGTGTTCCTTTGATTCTCTCTTTTAATGCCTTTTTAAGAGTATTTTGGTACTGATTGATAAAGGTAATTGAAGAGATTGGTACTGGTATGAGTACTCTCATTTGTGTAGTATGATTACATGTATTTAGTAATTCTGATAACTCCTTACGGTTATCTAAAGAGTGTTGAATGACCATAGCAATTACATCTGGTTGTTGAACATCGGTACATCCAGAAGCATAGCGTACGATTCTATCAAATGTTGACTCGGTAATGTCAAATGGCATTTCGTTTAAAAATGGTTCCTTGAAGTCAGGGTCCATGGTCTCTGTTTCTAAAATAGCTCTGATTTTCATTCTTCTACTTCTCCTATGTTGTTAGCAAGTAAATAATCGTAGTACAAGTGTACGTTAGTATCCCCATAAGTCCTAATATAGGATTCAGCATCCTCTGGGTCTGCCGAGACCCAGGGATATTCTTGTATCTGTGCCTTATGCAATTGTAAGGCAAGTTCTTTTAATTCTTGTTCATTCATGATATTCTGAAGTTAAGTTGGTAAATCCAATTGTTTTTATCCAGCTTGGTGAATGATATAAATTGTCCATCACCATCGGTAAAGTTTTGCATAAATCGTACGCAGCCAGTAGCAATGATATTTTCTCTTAGTCTGTCTACTGTTACCAAGCTTTCGAATGTGAAAGTATAATAGCAGGTTTCGTATGCCCAAATTTGATTGATATCGATGCAGGCCAATTGATAGTTATCGTATATCTTACTGAGCAGTTCAAATAAGATATCCTTTAGGTTCTCGTTTTCCTCCTCTATAAGAGAGAAAGTGTTTTTGTTAGCAAGGAATCTTTTAAGTACCTCCTCCAAGTTCTGGATAGAGGATTTAGATGTTGTTGTTTTCATATTTTTATTGTTTAATTATTACACTACAAATATAAGCATTTTATTTTAAATATTACTTTATTCATGCAATTATTTTTAAATAGCTGAGGTTCTGCACACAAGAAAAGGCAGTTGGTTAGACTGCCTTTGATTCATTGTTTGGTTATTAATCCCGAGGATAAGGTTTCTTCTTTTTGAAAGGTTTTACTTCCCGGGTAACTTCTTGTTTATAGAAAGCATCAATGTTTGAATGAAGCATTTCTATTGTCTCCGGGGTTATGGTATCCTTTGAACTGTATAGAGTTTCGTAGATACTTTCCCATAGTTCATTTACCAGATGCTTTCTAATGTCTTCTTTGACATCAGATTCTGGTTCAAACTTGATAGCAACTGTAACATGGTCAATGTGATTTCCTTCTAATAGAAGACCTTTGAATCTGGATAGGTCATCAGGAGCATTTAGGTTATCGTTCAGGAACCTTTCTATGCACATATCGCCTCGCATTAATTGTGAGGCATGTTCTGCTGAGATAGGAAATTCCTCTATGCCGAACATAGAGTTTTCATTGTCTTCTGAGGTAAATACGATTTTTAGCATTATATTTTTGTTTTTAAACGGTTAATGACTTCTTTGTAGAATTGATTTATGAACTCAGGCTCAGGAGTTGAAGAACCTGGGTTAAGTTGTCTCCAATGGAATCTCACGCTGTTCTTTATTTCAAGGGCAAGATTATTAGCAGCTAAATCAAAGGCATCATTGTATTGAACAATCTGTAAGAGATTGCTTACGCATTTGCTAGCATCTCCCAATGGTATGGCTTGTTCAATCATTTCGAATCCGTCTTCGTAAATCTCTACTGTATCAATGTAAATGTCATCAATATGATTAAGAGCATTAATTAGGTCTACCGTATTAATGGTATCATCATCGTCCAGTTCATTGGTAATTCTGAAGGCTTGGATGAAAGCATCTAGGATTCCCTGCATATCAGGGTCCTGTTCCTTAAGTGGAATACGTCTAATGATTCCAACTTGTTCGAAGGTTAAGTAATACTTGGTTTGCATGGTTATAAAATTTTAATAGTTTATTAATTCATTACAAATATAAGAATAATATTTATATCTGCAAAAGAATTAATAAACTATTTAATAATTACTGAGGTAGAGCCCGGAATCTGTTTAAGTCCCAGTCGTACTTTCTGTCTCCCTTATTAGTAAATACCCAAAGGTAATGGTCTTTGTATTCCTTTGATAGGGTATTATACTTAGAAGTCTGAATAATGATACGATTTGGTTCGTATTCAAGTAATTCTGCATGTACTGTAGATACATGATGGCTTTCAAGATTAAGCTTGGCCTTAAAATCTTTAAGGAACTCATCCCGGTTTACACCATAGTTATCTCCCACGAATTTAATGTAATCATCTTCTACCTGTTCTAACATGGTAGATACCTTGAATCTAAACTTGTTCATCTTTGTTATTTTTAAGGGTTCGTAATTTCTCTTTGAGTTCTTCAGCACATCTTTCAAGGATATTACTTACTACTACCAGGCAATCTTCATCTACAAATGACATAATGATATCCATACATTCATCAAAGTAGTTTCCGATTGATTGAGGATTATTCCAAAGTACATCCCAGTTCTTGCAATAATTAAACCGGATAATATCTACGTATTCATTTACTGATACCTTACTATCTGGTAAATATGGATATACCTTTGAATACATAGATTTAAAATTATCCTCAATCTCCTCATTCAATCTAAACTCTTTTGGTAGAGCCTCATAGTAAGACATATCGGGAATGTAGAATTGGTAAGCAAATTCCTTATCTGTCTGTGCCTCAATTCCCGGGTATGAATTAGCAAATAATACTGGTACTCTATAGAGCAATAAGTCTGGTACTCTATCATATACCTTGTAATGGTCTTGGTATTCTTTGTACGCATTAACATATACCCGGTCATCGTATATATGAAGTTCATTGAGTATCGTTTGAACTCTTGAATGAAAGTCTTCTAACTCGAAGTGCATAGCAATGTTAAAGGTATCTTCCATACCCTCTAACTTTTGTAGAGTAATAAGTCTGCGGCTTTTGATTACTCTGATTTTCTTTTTCTTTCTGAATAAGTTGAACATGTGTTAAAATGTAAAGTTAATATATACGTCCTGAGAACCTTTCATGAATTTCTCATGGTTGGTATCATCGAATTTAAAGCAAGAATATTTGCCTAATGAGCGTTCATATTCTCCTCTTACCCATACTGGTGCAGTAGTAGTGGGTTTAAGTTTAAAGTAAGTACCCTGATTGATGTTCTTAATCTTGGTCTTTTTACATTCGGGGTCTAATGTTTCCATATATTTGTCTATTTTTAAAATTGATATGCAAATATAATACTTTTAAATTTAATATGCAAATCCGTATATACACAACTGAGGCCACCATTAATAGGTAGCCTCTAAGTTATTTTCTTTTGTTTAGGAATGATGCAGCAAGGGATGTATCTTCTTCTGCTTCTAGTATTTCATCATCCTCTAAGTACCTATCCATCTCTGGGTCATAAGAATCGGTATCAATCCTCATTTCAATCTCCCTACGCAATTCATGGTGTTCTTTAGAGGATATTTCCATAGCAGCCTTATAGTTATCTGTGATTTGATTGAGTTCTTTCTTATTAAGATTAAGGCCCTCCTTGGACGTATCTACTCCCTCTTGCTTAGTTGCAACTACTTCAGGCAATGAATTGATATCGTATTTGTCCTCTAAGAGTTTTGCTTCTTCAGTTTTAGTAAGTACCTTTTGAGATTCTAATACGATAGTTCTTGCTTCCTCTATCGAGATAGTATTCTCAGCATTGAGATTATTCTGTTGATTGAACTGATTGAAGATATTAGTTGTATTGCCTCCAGTAAGATTACGAATGATTGATTGTAATGATGTAGAAGATTCCAACTTAAGCTTCAATGTCTTATTAACCTCGGACGAAATGAAAGGAGTATATTTACCTCCTTGGGAATCTCTTAAGATTTGCAACTGGTGAGATATCTCCATTCTATCCTCTAATGCCCATGCTAGTTGTTCTCCCAATAACGCGTTAAGTAATTCTTCCTGTTTATCTTTATCCCATATTCTAGAAGACAATAATCTGTCTCTCATGAATACTCGTACATATTCTATATCAATCCCCAATCTATTAGAGAATGAATTGATATCATAGGTTACTCCACACAAAACACCATTACCCATTAACCATTGATTAATAAGGTAATTCTGTACCTTAATCAATGCTTCCTCTTCGTGTGTCTTCTGGTATTCTAAAGCCATTGCAGTAGTACCCATAGGACGAGGGAATCTTGTTATCTTATCTTCTTTTGCCATATAAATAAGCCTTTCTTATATCTTTAGATTCATCATATCCTACTAGCTCTAACTTATAACATACATAGCAATTAATACTAAGGTTATAGAAATATGCCTTATAGGTTTTCTTTTTCACTGCCAAATTAAAAGAATCACCAGAGACATAATCCCTGGTGAAAATTAATTTATCACATTTGCCTATCGGAATACTAAGGCAAAGTTTCCAATCCTTGGCAATAAATTTATTGCCGTGAAGGTCTAGGATTTCCTTTGCCATGACTTCCCTTTTTATAGGTAGATTGTTTTTTGTCTTGTTCATTGAGGTATTCCTTCTTCCTTTTTTCAATGAACTGTTGGATATCTGGGAACATCTTTGCTCTTAAAGGTACTACCTGAGTAGCAAAGAAAGCATTCCATAGGTTCTGTGTAAATCCTTCACCTACTTTAAGCTTGGATATTGCCCAGAATTTACTTTCGAAATTCTTAATGATTTCCTTGAACCGATAATAATATAACTTATGAGTCTTAGGGTTAATGCCAATGGTAGTAGTTTGGCAATAATCTAGAAACTCTTTACCCAATTCGGAAATAAACTCTTCCCTTTTAAAATCGTAATTCTCTTGGTCGAGTTTAAATAACTTTACGTAATCTATTGCTTCCATATATTTACTCTTTAATTGTTTCTAAAGGATAAGCCTTTAGTGTTACTTTCTTGGTTGCATCCTGGACCTGGAATAAATATCCTCGATAATTATCCTCATAATAGGAGGACCAGATTGCTTCCTTTACCCTGTACCAATCTAAAGTCTTGGCACCTTTGGGGATTCCTGTGATTAATAACATATGAGGGTTTTCTCCCAGTTGAATGTTAAAAATATCCTTGCCATCAAAGTTACCTATTACTACATAGTCCGGAAAGGTAGGATATTCCTTTAATTTAGGATAAGGTACACCCAAACTATCTACTATGGTTTCAGGCTCTATGATTTGATTCTGAAATCGGATATTTAGTTTCGATTTACCTATGTATAGGTCTTTGACTATATTCGTGAACATATGTAGATTATTATATGGGTTATACCTTGGTCCTTGAAGTTATTTAGGTTAGTTGCCTTTTCCTCAAGTTTCCTTAGTGTCTTTCTAGAATCTGTACAGATTCTTCTGGTTGGATTTCTAACCAGCATCAGAATATTCTCTAGTGCAGGTTGCAAAGCATTAACTGGTCCTGCATAAAGTATCTCATGCTTCTTCCCACTAATTACATTGTATTGGGTTTTATAGGCATACTTACCTTTGATATAAGTTACCTCAACCTTTTCTATTTCTTCTTTTCTTATGTTTCTTACCATAACCGTCTTTATTTACATAATCTGATATTTCGTCTAATTGTCCCAAGAGTAATGCCTGCACAAATATTGGTACAGGCCTGAAAAAGAAGTTTCTTATGTTACCGGTGTTAATATACCAGTCGTATACAATAAAGAACTTCTTAATCTTCCTATGTTTAAGTGAACGTTGAACTAAGTAGGTTTTAACGCATCTCTTATGCAACTCCACCAACTCCTTGTCTTGCTTTAACATCTCCTTTGCGGAGAATATAGTGTAATCCATTTTTATACCTTTAGAAGGTTAATACAATGAGGAAGGTACTCTGATATTGGGTATCTTCCCTGAGAGGTAAAATCAAGCAACTTGTTCTGGCTTAAGGACTTTATTCCTGAAGTCCTCATATGCCTTGGCAGCTTTCTTGTATTCTTTGGAGTTTTGGTCCTTGATACGGAACATTTCCCGTTCAAGTCTGTGAAGTTCATTACGAGTTTGTTGTCTCCATTTCTTCCGGGCCAGTGTATCGGTTATATCCTCTGGGTATACATATTTTACTTCCCGGTTGGAGATTACCTTTTCGATGATGGAGGGTTTCTGTTGTTTTTCAACATCTTTTACTACCTCTGCTTTTTTAGAGGTTTTCTTTGTTGGTTTGGGTTCTTCCGGAGTAACCTGAACCAATTTGGCACCTGCAAATTTCTTGGCAGCTTCCTGGGATTCTTCTACCAATTGAGCCTTAGTCTTTTTAGTTCCCTGGGCCTTAGTAGTTTTAGACTTGGATGTAGCATCCTTAATTCCTTCTAATTGTTGAGCAACTTTGTTACCGATAAGGTTAGCAACCTTGTTTTCATTCTTTTTCATAACGTCTATATTAAAAATGTTTATAAATGAATTAATTTCTTATCACATTGCAAATATAAGAATAATATTTTATATAGCAATAAAATAAAAAGAATATTTTTAAATAGCTGAGGTTAATCGGCTAAGAAGTCGAAGATCTCTGGAGCATAATCTATCTCGTTTTCTGGGTCTGATAAATATTCGTCCAGGTTTTCGTTATAATAATCGAGTTCTGATTTAGCCTTGGGAGCAGGTACAAAAGGTATACATTTTTCTGGATATTTCTCTGCAAACTTAATAGCATCTTGATAAGTTAACTTCTTATCAGTATAAAATTTAACCCATGTATGGGAGTATCCCACTCCTTTTCTAGTAACTTCGTATTGTTGATATCCAGAATTACTTATCTGGTAGATTTGATTCTCTGGAATTATTTCTATTTCTACCTGATATTCGTATATTCTTTTTCCGAGTTTGTTTGCCATTTCCTGAATTGAATCCATTAATGACTTAGGCTTATCTGCAAATGAGAAACTGTATTTAGTTTCTGGTACATCGTTCTTTTTAAACGACGGAGCAGGACTTATCCTGCTTGCATCGGATGTAGGTTTTGAGCCTATAGCCAATCCAATTAGTATAAATCCTGCTAACCCTATGATAGGTAATTTCTTAAGACCTGAGTTCATAGCCCGTGGTTTTAAACTTGTTTCTGATATTAGAAGAAACGTATTTACCCTTGGATTCTGCTAGGTGTAATTCATTGCAGATTTCTTTAGGTACACCATCATAACGGTAAACTTTGTTGCCTTTGAAAGCAATCCAAAGTTGTTTGTTTTTGGAGTCGTATCCGTAGCCTTCAACGTTTGAGGATTCGCAAGGAATCATTTCAACTCCAGTGTTCAATTCAACTGATTCTAAGTATTCGTTCTTGTCCATATTAAATTAAATTATTAATGTGAGTTCAGGATGAAATTTATTGGTTTCTCTGTGTAATAGTTCCCATGCTCCGTAAACTCCTTGGGATAAATCATGTATCCATTCGTCTTCCATTTTGAATAGGATATGAGAACAGATATATAATTGATATTCGTTCAGAGTCTTTATCAATTGAGGCATTTCGTATATCTCTTCGTAAATCTGAATATGATGATTGACTGAATCAAGCATCTCTTCATCGTTTATCTGTAACAACTTCCTGAGTAAATCGGGTTCTGTTGTAGTGATATTATTTTTGATATTAGTCAATGCCTCAATTTGAATCTGAGCAATGTTCTTTACTACCTCTTTGGTTTCTGCATCCATTTTTTAATATTTATTTTCGTTATACAAATATAAGAATTTTATTTTAATAAATAATACTCTTTTATTAAATACTGAGGTAGAGGTTGTCTATCTAGAGATAGCTTCTTCGATTTTCTGTTTGATTGAATCAGGGAATATTACATCTTTGTACCATCTCATAAAGAACTTTGAAGGCTTTTTCTCGGAGTTGAGAAGTAATTGTCGTTGTTCTGCAGAGAACTTTAATCGTTCTTCTTCAAGCATAAACTTAGGGAACTTTGTGAACTCTGCTTGAGAGAAGGATATGGTTTTCTTACCAACAGAGGCCCTTAACGGTTTCTTCCTTTCTTTATAAAGATACGGAACAATTTTCTTCGATGGTCCACCAAGGATACTAAAGCCGAAGATGACCATTGGGTCAAATTTATCTGCTTTGGGGTCCTTGGCCCGTTTGATACATCTTGCCATCCATGAGTATGAATTGGGATATTGCTTGTTATCAGTGGCTTCTCCCACATCCTTACTGTTGAATTCGAATCCTGGGAAATGAAAAAGAAAGTCCTCTGTAAGAATAAAGACAAATCCCAATTCCCTTAAATACTTAATAATCTCTTGTTGGCTCTTACCTTCTTCAACCATTTTCTCTACATCTGCAAGAATATCTTCCCGAGGTGATTCAGTAAGTTGTTTACTACCAGTAGAAGGTCTTCCTCTTCCCACTGAAGGTTCTTTGATTGGTAAGTTACCTACGAGCTTATCTAAGTAATTCTTAAAATTCTCGACATCTTGTTTATTTGTAAGAGTTACCTCTATTCTTATTGGTCCCTTATGTTGTACTTTTGGCCCTGAATTCATTTCTGTATACGCATCTACCAATCTATCTTGAATATAGGAGCCATTATCTTCAAGTGTGGTGATACGCAGTTTGGGTTTATATGTTTTTTCTTCCATAAAGTCTTAGTATTAAAAAGAAAGGCCTGAACAAAAGTGATTTGCCAGGCCTTTACATCATTAACGAATACTTAATAAGATATGAGATTAATCTTCTTCTTTTTTGGCCTTCTTTTTCTTTTTATCTTTGGCCTTCTTTTCCTTCTTTGCAGGAGCAGCCTTTTCAGTAGCTTCTGCCTTTTCTTTCTTTTCCTTCTTGGGTTTTTCTTTTTTCGGAGTTTTACCGGCAGCCAGTCTTCTCTGTTCCATACGATATTTTTTCTTTTCATCAGAAGTCATTTCCCGACCATCAATGAGAGGATAATCGTATTTGGTAACTCTGCCAGCAGATTCCTTCTTTTCCTTTTTCTCTTTTTTCTTTGAAGCCTTTTCATCTTCTTTGGCTTTTTTCATTTTTACCAATTTGGCTTCGTTTTTCAAATCCTTTTCAGGATACTGGGCAGCGACTTTGTCTCTTTCCTTGTTAAGCTTATTCAAGAGTTCGGTAACCTTTTTACCATGTTTCTTGTCCTTTGACCAATCCTTTTGAGGGTCCAAGTTGTTCTCTTTGAGATAAGCATCTAATGCCTTTTTAGCCTTTGAAAGTTCCGGAGTCTTATTAGCCGGTTTGTCTTTCTTCTTGTCTTTCTTCATGTTTCTAAAATTTTTAAGTGGATTGAAATTTCCTTAGTAATTATCCATAGTTATAATATCCTAATCGAAGTAGGGATTTCCTTAATTTCTAGGATTTCTATACTTGCATTTTCAAGAATGGCTCCAAGTTCTAAGGCATCCTTTATCTCTTGCTCAGTAAGATTGACAAAAGTTTGTTCTGCAACCATTTCTCGTCCATCTGAATAATTAACATATTTAAACTTTACGGTACTGATAGTACCTTTTAGTTTTTTATCTAGCCTACCCTTAAAATCCTTAAGCCTACGTTTAAGATATTGAAGGTGAATAACATGGGTTTGATATTTACCTCTCTTATGAGGAGGAGTAACCTTAATCATATACCGAGTATATTCCATATCTTTTAATACGGCTTGAATACCCTGTATAATGGTTCTTAAATTCATTTCTTCCATGATGGTCTTGGTATTGGTTTATTTTCGATTGCCATTTCGGTTAGCATTTCTTTGGCTTCTTTAATAATTAATTCAGAGAGTTCCCTTTCTTCATTCGATAAGGGAGGGTCCATATCTTTATCTTCTAGTGCATTAGTATAATTCTGAATAAGATTATCTAATGCAAGGATAGTTATATTCTTTCTGATTTCTCTTTTGTCTTCCATAACGTATAAAATAAATAAAGCCTACTACCTTCTCAGGCAATAGGCTCCCAACATAATTTTTGAAATACTAATAAACTATGCAAACCATTAGCGATGTTCTCGCTAGGGTAGAAGTTTAATCTTCGTCTCCGGCTTCCTCTTCTTCGCCCTTAGCCTTTTTAGCTTTCGGGTTACAGATAATACCGTGTCCTTTTTTGGATTTTACGGTTAGATTGCCCGGTACGAATGTTACGGATGTAGAAGTTGGTTTACCGTCGATAACCAGAACTGATGTTACCACCACTCCCTGATATCCTTCTTTGTTCTTTACTGCGTAACCGTAGTTCTGAACTTCGGATTTATCATTGATTTTGATAACATCAATCTGCTTGCTGTTTGGACGTTGCTCTGCAGGACGGTTTTTCAAAGCTTCCATACGGGCTTTACGTTTTGCTTCTTTCTCAGCATCTTTTTCTTTGCCACCTTTCTTCTTGGTGTCTTCTTTTTTCTTAGTTGCCATAATCTTTTAAGTTTTAGTTTTATTTAATAGAACAATAGTTATTTCTTATAATAAAGGTGGGCTATTGCTTTAGCCCAACCTTCATAGCCGGAGAATGAATTACTTCTTTCCTTTTTTGCCTTTACCTTTGGTTTCTTTCTTTGCCGGGAGTTTGAGACCCAATTCTTTGGCAATTGCTTTGCGAAGTTTTTCGATATCGTCTTCTTCGTAATCGTCCGGGTCTGTTTCGAGGTCTTTGTCATCGCAAACATCTTCCAGTTCTTCGAAGTCCATTTCGGCAAGAGCTTCACCGGTTAATTCTTCTTCCTCTTCGTCCTCATCTTCATCGTCGTCCGAGTCTTCATCATCCTCGTCATCCGAGTCTTCATCATCCTCGTCATCTTCATCTTCTTCATCATCATCGTCGTCATCCTCATCGGAATCTTCGTCATCGTCCTCTTCGTCCTCATCTTCCTCTTCGTCGTCATCATCTTCCTCTTCTGAAGCAAAGAAGTCTTTTGCTTCTTCGGCAGACAACATGATAGGAGCCGGGATAATTTTTACTGAGCCATCCTCGTAAGTAATAATGATTGCACCATTAATCTCTTTGCGAGATACTTCCTTTAACTCTACCTTTTTGGTTTCTTTTTTCTTAACCATTTTCGTAAATGTTTAAATGTTAATAATCAATAGTTATATCACTCTGTTATAAGTTTCTTGTATTTTCTTTCGCTTCCCGTAAGATAAGCAAATGCAATATTATATTGTTTTACCTCATCAATTACGGTCTTTAGTTCTTCTTGAGATTCTATCTTTACATCTTCTGTATCGATAATTTCATCTTGGTCATTATAGGTATTAACCTTAAAGGATTTACCCATGAACGGATTTAATTGTTTATGTACCTTTACTTCCGGTACTGGGTTTTTAGTTTCCATTGCTGTATTTAATTTTAATTATTCCAGGAATACCAACCTTACCAAATACTTCGGTATAGAATTTGTATTTTGGATTTTGCATTGATTTATAGTTATCAGCTAATCTCATGGGAAATACCCAATATTCATTTTCTAGCATCCTGTTTGTCATAATGTAGGCATATTTACTTCTCATCCTATATTTGCTTACAGGAGTGAATCCCTGAAATCTTAAAGCTTTTACTAAGAACCTTTCTTTTGGTTGCCATCCCAAATGATTTAAAGATTCATCATAAAAGATATCAAGCATATCCCTTTGTGCTTTGATAAATAGTACTTTCTGTATCGGGATATCTAATTTCTTTCTTAGATACAAGGCCAAGGAACATACCAATGGAGGATATTGCAAAGAAAAAATATTATATTTATTCTTTTCCTCTTGACTCAGCCTGTTGTAAATCCTGTAAGATAGCAGAATGGATTTGTATTCTCTTCTTCCGGATATACTTGGAAGATATACCTTCCCGTTGTCCATACAATTTTTGTGAGTATCTTTCATTGAATACCTTCTTTCCTTTTGATTTAAAAACCCGGTGCATTTGAACCATGAACCTTCGTCTTCTGTGTTTATCAATTTTATATTCATCCGGGATAATAAACTTCCTGGCTTTTACTAATCTCCCTTTATACCAGAATTTAGTAGAACCAGATTTATGTCTTAGACCATTCATATCTTGAAGTGTTCTTATCCCTTGCCTAAGTAATTTCCTGCCTGATATGATATGAATATATTGAAGAACATCTACTCCGTACATATAAACCAAAGTCTTTTTTATTTGATACCTTGTGAAATAAGGTATACCGGTTAAGTGTTTCCGATATAAACTTTTTTCGGTAATATATTTATTGGTTGTATCTGGTCTCCATGTCCATATATAATATCTATCTTCTCGGATTGGTTCCCTACTACTTTCCTTTAGCTTTACCATTGTTCATAGTCCTCCTTGCAGTTCTAAACCAAAGTGTTATTGATTTATCGTTTGCATCTGGGAACTTCTTTTTCATCCTTCTAGTTACTCTTTCTAAATCGTAACCCTTTGCAACCAATGACCATACATAGGATTTCTTAGTTCCCTTGAAGAGATTAAATTCATCCCTTTCTCTTGGTGGTTTCTTTTCTCTGGGCTTTTTTATTCCTGGAACCCTTTTTGATTTCCTTTGCCCATTTTCTCCTTCTTCTCCGAGAAACCCAAGCCTTAATTTCGAATTCCTTAGAGGGTCATCTTTTGAATAACCTATGTTCTCCAATTGTTTATCCATCCAATCATCATATTGGTCAATCAATGATTTGTCTGGTTTATTAGTTGACCTTTCGATATAACCAATTAAATCGAAAACTCCAGCAGCACATGCATCAGGGAAAGGCATACCCAATACTATGGCTTTTCTTTTTAAATCCCTGTAAGTCATATTTCTCCCGGCTGAACCAAGGAAACTGGCTTTTTCTTTTGAGGGTGCTGGTTTATTCTTTTTGTTCTTTCTCATATCTTTTATTTTAATTTGTTGCAAATATAATACTTTTTATTTATATAGAAAAATATTTCTATCTATTTTTATAAAAAGCTGAGGTATCTGATATGCGTTCAGCAGCCGTTGATTTAGGCTTTTTCTTTCTTTTCTTTTTAACCTTATCGGCATTGAAGGCCATATCAAGTTTCTTAATACTGAATTCTATATTATTCACTTGATTATAGTTTACTGCTTTTTCCACGCAGCATCTGTACTCTGGCCAAAAGCGTTGTCCTAATTTTACATCAACTGTTTTAATCATAAACTTGGATACCATAAATCCAAATGTATCTGCATCATCTTTCTTTTCGAATACATACATATAAAATCTACTAAATTCACTAACTACCTCATCTAAAGGTCTTACTGGCATTAATAGATATCCATCTGTATATAATTCTTCTGATATTAAGCATACCCAGTATTTCTTCTTACCAGGCTTTACTTTATATCTAAACCTTTCTTTCAGTTTTGTGTGCATCCATTCTGGTACTCGGTTTAAAAGGTATTTGATGTATATCTTGTCCTTCTTATTCAACCGTCTCTTAAATGCAGAAGGTTGTTGTAGCATTCTTGGTAGAATCCTAAAGTTATTCCACCTATCGAACTCTAGAATTAACCTCATTGAATCTAAGTCCCATGGGTCTTCTGATTCTTTGAGTCTTTTCATATTCCTTTCGATATTACTATTGCTTACCTTTGAAAGTAAGTTAGAAGAGTCTCCAGTATATAGACTTGCTTCTTTCCTTGTTAATCTCTTTTCAATACATCCTTCAATAAAATCACAAAAGCTTCGTTCGCAAGGGCAGTCAGGTCGAAAAATAGAAGTGTGTAACTCGAAAAAATCAGAGAATAATCTGAAGAACTTTTCTGACCTTTCTCTGATTTCTAAATACTTGTAATGTGACAACTTTAAAATTTCACCAGCTTCCCATGAGGATTTGCTTTCTGATAACTGAAGGAATAAAGACTGCCTCTCTATTTCGTTTAAGCAGTCCCAAGCTTTCTTCTGAGCATCGTTCATATTAATTCCTCCTAAAATCCATTATTCTATCTATTGATTCACTTGTTATCTCATTTGGGTCATAATCTTGGGAGTTAGCATATAACTTATCTGGGTCATAATTCTGGTACACGCTATAAATTACGTTATCAAAAGGTAACCATATTTCCATTTTACCCATTTCCGGATATAAAAGAAGTTGTACCATTTTATTTATGTGGTCTATACCTAATACCGTAGCATCTATTCCTTCGTAAGGATAACCCTTGAGTACTAGGTAATCGCCTATCTTAACATTCATCAAATCGTCTACGGAATATTTCTTTCCTTCTTTTGCCATCCTCTTAAACCTTTTAACATCCTTTCTGGTGCATGTAGCTACCAATGAGAAATCATCAAAGTCTTCAGAGTTATCTATTCTAGCTTTCTTCTTTCTTTCATGAAGAGTCTCTGTAGACTTTAACCAAGTTCTTATACCTGATATACTTCTCTTCAGTTTGTTTAGAAAAGGTCTAGAGTACGCTAACTCTGTAGGCATCTTGATAAAACCATAATTGAATAAGATAGGTACTTCTTCGAATATCATCTTACCCTTTGCGGTTTTCTTTAAAACGTTTATCGTAGGGATAATGGCACGTACTTTTTTATATCCCTTTTCTTTAAGTTCTTTATTAATGTTCTGATAATACTTTCGTTCTATGTAGAAAATACAATAAGAATAAGGGATACGTTTCATATTATTTCTTTTTAATGATTAACTTAGCTTGCTTATGTACTTGCTTATAATTAACATTCTCCAGAATATCACTTGCAAGAAATACATAAAGATTAACTGAAGTACTGATTGACATACTGGGTTTTTTAGATTGTACCCATATAAAATCTCCCAGAGTACCAGGTCCCCCTTCTACTACAAAGAAAAATTCATTTGCAGGCATAGAGTTATACCTCATACATAATATAGGGAGTTTATTTGCCCTTTTAGCATCCTTACTTGCTTGTTCCCAAAATCTTAGGATATCACAAGTTTTATTACCAAGCAGTACATGTTCGAATTTGATATCTTTGTAGTTTTTACATTCGATGGATATCTTACATCGATGAGCATGTTTTTCATCAGTACAGGTTAAATCAGAAGTGGCATCCTTATTAGAATGCCAAGCTCCTGAACCTGCCCGATTCCTTTCAAATTTGAACCCAGTCCACTGAGTAAACCAGGCTCCTATTTTTCTTTCAAATCTGTTTCCTTTATTTTTTGAGTTCATAGGTTAATGTCTTGTAGTTATAACATTATAGTAAATTATAACTACTTAGGCCATTGACTTTTTCGACTTGCAGGATTTTCGTATTTGATAGAGGAAGAGAATCTAAATGAGTAATTAAGAATAGGGTTTTATCTGCAAAAGTATGTCTGATTAAAGAGGTTACTACTTCTACATTATCAGAGCTTAATGATTCGAATACCTCATCCAAAAAGGCAAGGTTTATACCCTTAGACATTGTAAGAGATTCATTCATTGCAAATGCCATTGCCACATTTACCAATTGTTTTTCTCCACCGCTAAGTTCATCGTAATCAATAATTTGCCCATCTCTTTCAATTAAAGTAAAAAATTCTTTTCTAGCAGTACCCAGGTCTATGTTAAATTCAATCCTAAATCCCAATACTTGAGAGTATTTATCAAGGGTTCTATTTAACATATCCAGTGATGAATCGAATAAGTAAGCCTTTATTCCGTTGTTACCGAGAGGGTCATTGATTAACCAATTGTAGTTTTCTAACTCCAACTCTTTATTGTGGTAATCCTCATCTACCTTACGAAGAGTTTTTCTAATCTCTTTAAGTTTCTCTTTATATTTAGGAGACATAACCTTAAGTTTCTCTTGTTTGAGCTTTTCCAACTCCTCGTCAATATCAGCAATATCAGAAGCAATATCATCGCATTCTTTTTGAAGTCTCTTATACTTCTCATTCGTAGTTCTCAACTCATCCAATCTACCCAGAGCATCCTCATATTCTTCTTGTAGTTTGTCTGAGTTTATAATTGCTTTATAGATAATATCTACGCTCTCTTTAGCACGTTTGTAGTGGCCTTTATCTAACTGTATCTTGAGTTTCTTTACAAAATCCGGTAATGATACTCCTGAAATATTACGGTTGTGTTTTATTTTAGATTTAAGACCATCTACATAATCAGTATGTTTCTTAATCTTAATCCTAAGACTCTGCTCTACCTCGTCCTTAAGTTGTTGCTGTTTTTTAATAAGTTGCTTAGTTAGGTCTTCCCTATCTTTCTTTAATTCTCTACGTTCTGACTTTATTTTTTCTTTGAAACCTTTCTCTCTATCACGTAAATCAAAGTAAGCTTCCTTATTTGCTTCAAGTTCTTTCTTTAATAAAGCAGATTGGTGTTCTACTTCGTTTGCCTGAGCTAATAGGTTATTTTTATCCTGCATAGCTATACCTTTGGCAATGTTAAGAAATTCTAAATCAAATACTTCTTCGAATATCTTCTTCTTATCTGAATTAGATTCTTGTATCAATCTTTTAATACCCTGCCCAAACATAATGGAGTTCATGAATAGAGTATAGGATAAACCAAGTTCTGCATTAATGGCATCTTGGAGTTTATTCTTACCCTTTACATTCACTACCTCGTTGTCTTTCATAAGGATAAGCCTATCTTTACCTTTAGCTCCATCCTCAAGAACTATATTGCATTTCTGGCATCTGATAATTTTATAGATATGTTCTCCTTTTTGAAAGAATACCTCTACCATTACTCCCTGGTAATCTTTAGGTCTTACCTTTTCCCAGGTAGTTACTTCTGATACTCCTTTTAGGTTTTTACCATATATTGCCCATACCAATGCCGATAAGATAGTTGATTTACCTTTACCATTCGGTGCCTTGATAAGTATGGTACAACTTGGGTTTAAAGGTATATGTAGGTTTTCTATTGAACAGAATCCTACTACGTTCATTGTTGTAAATGTTAACATGATTCAGCTTTTTTAAGTATGTCAATCAGTAGTTCTTTCTTATCTTGTTCAGTTATACCTTTTTCCTTAAGATACTTCCTTGCTAGAGCTTTCTTAGAAAGTTGCTTAGTAATTTTATGGTTAGTATTTACTAAGTTACTAGTTTTCTTAGGTAAAACGGTATAATAATTGCCATCATCCCTAATATCTTCATCAGATTCTACATCTACGAATTTAGGAAATTGCTTAAGGTGTACAAATTGCATTGATAAGTCTGAATAAATCTTCCAATAACCCAATTTACAATCTCTATCTGTTCTCCTTTGATGATTAGGTGCTCCTATCATATAAACCTTCTTTGATAATCTTTGGGGTTTATGTATATGACCACATAATACAAGGTCAAATCGGTTCAGGATATTTACATTGAGATTTTCTACAGAATCAACTTCTCTACCATCAGTATCCTTTGCTCCTGGATAATCCGTATGAAGAAGAAGTATGTTCTTTACATTCTTATCTAGTTTAAGTTTCTTAAGATATTCACTTAGACCCACATTATTATCAATATAGGGAACTCCATAAATGTGGTAATCTCCATAAGAACACCATTTAATTCTGGTTAGATTAACACAACTCATAAAATTCTTATGAAATACAAAAGGCCATCCCTTAGTTATCCTATCAATACGATTTACAGATTTCAAATCGTGATTCCCGTCTATATAAATCATTTTGAATTTTGGATAGTTACTCTCTAACCTATCGAACTGTTCAGCAACGAATATTGCTAAATCTTGGTCAATTGATTCTGGCTTATGAAATAAATCTCCACAAAACAAAGCAGGACATTTGTACTTTTCACATTGACCTGCAATAACGTCAAGGACCTTGATACTATTCAAGGTCCTATTGTTGTTCTCATTGAATTTTGCCCATAGATTTATGTGCAAATCTGAGAATGCTATAAATACTACTTCTTTACTCATGAAGAAAATCAATAATAAGTTTCTTACGAATATCCAAATTAGCTTCTCTTATACAGAGAACTTTAGTTTCACCATATATTGATTTGATTACTCCCTCTGTTGCACCGTATTCCAAGAGTTGATTCTTAAAAATGTTCTTATAAATAGAAGATATTTCCTTAGTAGGTAAGAATCCCCACAAGTTCAATACGTTATCCATTATAGAAGATATTAAGAACTGGAAGTAATTGTTATCTATTCGTTTACCATTATCTTCCATAACCCATTCCTTTACCATGGCAGTAGTAAAGTCTAATAGGATAAGATGAGTACATTGTTGATTGAGTAACATCTTGCAAGTTTCGAAAAAGTGTTCCATTTCACATTTAGGAACATTCTTGGCTTGCTTGTAATAGAAATAGGCAGCTAAATCAAGATAGCTTCTATCTGTAACAAATCTATCCCTATCTCTGAACATTTTGTTTCTTAGGTTCATTACCTGAAAATCTTCGAGTAACAAATCCTTTGAATCCCTTTCTAACATCTCTTTATGAGACATATCCTTTGTTTTAGGTATTAAGTCTGATACACTACCAGATATAAAATCCAATACTGGAGGGTATTCTGTTACATCAAACTTAATCATCCCGGGAACTTCTTTTGCTAAAGTGGTTTTCCCAACTCCACTTGCACCTGCAAACATTATTTTCATTCGGATAACTCTTTAAATGGTTTAATAAATTCTTTAGTTAGGAACGAAGCAAGAGAATACTCTATGCACAGTTTCCTAAATTTATCATAGTTGAAAGTCTTCTTTCTCTTGAGAGGTATCTTATCTAAAGGGACATTACCTACAAACCAGAATAAATCAATCAACTTACGATTCCTTTCCCAAGCTTCTTGGTACTCTTTATTAGGTTTAGCTTCCAAGTATTTGTAGATTGATTTATACTCATCTAATATCTTTCTTGCAGTTACTGGACCTATACCTTTAAAACCAGGGATATCATCGGAAGTATCACCTACCATTGCAAGGTATTCAACTGTCTCATGGGAATGATAACCGAATAACTCCTTACAATTACCCATTCGAATAACTTCGTCTTTTCTTGGATTTAATATTCTAACATTTTTGTTTAGCAGTTGATTAAAATCCTTATCTGATGATACCAAGATTACATTATCCGAACGATAAGTATTAATAACTAGGTATGCTAAGAAATCATCTCCCTCATATTGAGTTTTATTCCTTTTATCAAATATATAAGAAATTCTTAGCATACCCAATATCTTCATTATGATTGCCTTTTGTATTTGCAAAGATTCATAATCAACCGATATATTTTTTCTGTGTCCCTTATAGTTGGGCAATAACTTATTTCTTACCGGTGAATGACCGTTATCAAAGGTTATAACTACTTCGTTGGGTTCAAACCTGGTAAGATACATGTGAAGTGATTTAAAAAATCCAAATATTGCTCCACTTGGTTTACCGTCTGTGGATTTAAGTTTCTCGAACTTGTGAAAAGATTGATGGAGAATGTTCTCTCCATCAATCAATAATACTGTTTTCTTACTCATCGTCTTCCTCCTCGTCATCTGACTCGTTAAATGATTCATATTCTACTCCATCTACTGGATATAAATTAGTAGTCAATGCTACTATCTTCTTTCTAGTTGTACCGATAGTATTTATCTCAGCCTTCTTTAATAGTTTACGACGAAGTTCATCATCCTCTTCCAAAAGCTTTTGGAATTTCTCTTCACCTCTTGCAAGAGTTTTTCCTTTGAACTTATATACTCCACCTGAAGATTTTTCTATGATATCATTTTCTACCAATACATCCTCAAGAGCATAGCATCTATCAAAACCTACTTCATGGAACTTAGGATTGAAGTAAACCGGGCACTTACTGATTGTAGGTCTTGGAGGAGCAACTTTATTTTTAATAAGTCGGATTGTGACCAATTTACCAGCTTTCCGTTCTTTACCTTTCTGTTTAACAGTGATAGACTTGCCTGAGTAAAAGGCAGCTCTGATTGAAGCGTAGAACTTAAGTGCTGCACCTCCTGTAGTAGTTGTGTTATCTTTTCCAAATCCGACATTTAAAGCAGTTCTTAATTGGTTAATGTAAATCTGTGTAACTCCTAATCTATAGAATAATTCACTTCTGATACGGAAGTATTTGTAAAGAGCTTTTGCTCTACCTCCCATTTCAGCCTTACCCTCTACCATTTTAGAATCTATGTTATCTGCACAATCCATAGCAGCAATAGAATCTATCACTAAGAGAATCGGTTCATTATTAGTTAATTGAGAACGTAAGTAAATTGCTAAATCTGCTACTGCGTCAGAAATATATTCTATTCGAGTATCTGTTAATACTGTAACTTTTTCTGGGTCTACCCCATTTGCTTCTGCCCAAGAGTTCATCCAAGATTGTTCGGCATCTACCCATATAACATGCCCACCGAGTTGTTGACAGGTATATGCAAAGTTATATGCAATAAGGGATTTACCAGAAGATTCTTCTCCAGCTACTTCAAGTACTTTACCAAATGGTATACCACCACCAAATGTATAGTTGAGAGCAAAAAAAGTAGAAGGTAACCATAAGTTTGATTCCACTGTATCTGAAGCCAATCTCATGATACTACCATATTTCTTTAGTATCTCATTTTTTGTTGGTACCTTTAAACCAACTTTTGTTTTCTTTGCCATAATGTAATGTATTTAGACTAAAGAAGGTGATAACTGAACGAATCTAATTACCACCTTCGAATGAAACCATATGTTTAACTAACCTTTAAATATCTGATTTGTAACGTTTCTTCTTTTTCTTTTTGGGTTCATCATCCTCCATATAATGGTCTCTGTGAATCCCTTTCTTTTTTGCCTTTTTCTTTGGTTTGTCATCCTCGTCATCGTCTCCTCCATGGTCTTCATTCAAGAACTTAGCAAGAAGTTCTTCCAGTTCATCATATGATTTGATTTGAGAACGAACTATACCTTCAAGGTCTACAGTACCTTGATATTTCTTATCCAATTTAGTTGGTTTACAAGCACGAGCAGAATAAGTTGTATCAAGCTTACCAGAACCAGAACGAATAATTTTGATATCATACCCATTTCTTGGGTCTGTCATATCACCAGCTTCATCCTCATCAAGGTATAAGTCGATAATATCTTGATAAACAGAGCGTGGAACTAGAACTCCCTTATCTTTACCCTCGTAATCAAATTTAGTTCCCTTTTCGTCTGCATAGACCGGACCACCAATAACGTATCTTCTTCTTGGTACGAGAGTTTTTGCAAGTTCCTTGTCATCCTCATCCTTTGAGTTTTTCAATTCCTGGTATTTTTCCATGAAAGGACATGGTTCATCAAAAGTAGCCGGAGATATTACTCCCCCCAAATTACCTCCAAGATAGAACTGAACAATTTCGATTCCCAATTCTTGATCATCACCCGGAGATTTAATTCTCATTCGTAAAGTACCTTCTTTAGGGAATACCAAACCATTGCCGTTTCCCTTAGATTCTAGCTGTTTCTTTCTAGCCAGCATCTTTTCTTTTGTAGAAAGTCCATCTGATGAAACTTTCTTCTTTTTCTTTTTGTCAAGTGCCATATCAATCGTTATTATTTGGTTCTGAGTAGATTACCTCATTCATACTTAACACCGTTAAAGTGTTCTTTTCCAAAAGTTGTTGTAAGCCAGGAGTAAGCTTATCTGTTTCAAATTCCATTTCCTTGCCTGCATACAAACCATAGGTAACTATTCTACCTATTTGCACCAGGTCCCGGTAAGTTCTGTATTCTTCGGTAATCTCCCCGAGTTTAACTATAACTCCCTTACGAGGAACTCCCTCTTTTACTTGTTCCGGGATAATAAGCCCACCTCTAGTTTGGTTTACTTCTTTTGGTGATAAGATAAGAACTCGGTTTTCAGTTGGACATCCTGGTAATTGATTATCAAACTGAGCTGCTACCATAGCAGAAATGAAAGATAGTGAATAATTCATATTCTTAATTCGTTTTTAAAAGTTAGTAATTACTTATAGTTATTATTGTTGCTTCCTCATGTTGGCATTAATAGTTCTCAAGATATTCTCCCGACTCTCGTATGCTCTACATATTGAAATATACTTGTTAGCCTTTTCTACTGCTTTCAAATATCGTTGATATATCGACTTATACTTTGGAGATATATTAGCCTTATGAGCAACGTAGTCATTATTGAACCTTTCATTAGATTCTTTAATAAATATCCAAGCAGCAGAATAAGCTTCATCCTTTTCTCTTGCTAGAGCATCTCTTTCTTTAATATACTTATCTCTTAATGAGCAAAGTATATAATAACTAGTAGGAGATTCCCTTAACTGAGAGTTAATGATATTTTCATTAATGGATAATTCCTTAGCAATATCTATGGTTATGATATTGCCCTCGAATTTAACCTTTAGTTTCTTCAGTTCCGTTTTCATGTACTTTCAATAAATTCTTAAAATCTTCTTTTGAATATTTACCTTCTTGAATTGCTTTAGATACCTGAGCAAATGCACAATGGTATGCAGTATCTAAACCAGGCAAGTGAAGAATAGATTCATACTTACCAATTATATCGATTAAAGCTTTGAATCTTAAATCACATAAATTATCTGTTCCTCCTCTATCTACTAAAGTCATAAACAGAGCCCAATAAATATGAGTAGCATCTTCATAAGCTAACCTTGCATCTTCGTCCTTCATTACACCAAATGCCAAATCCTCTAATAGTTTGAGATTTGATTGAAGTTGCTCTATCTGAGACCTAACTCGGTTGAATACCATTTTATCTCTACCGACTAATCTCAAATTACATAGGTCTAATTGACGATTGAGATTTTGAATAGAGAACTCTAAGCAGGCAGATATCATATAGGTTAAAGATGATAGCCTATTTGTATTCATTATTTGTTCTTCAGTTGCCATAGTTTATAATATTTTATTATTTATGTTGTCATAGTATCCTCTTTCTTCACTTCTGTAGGTGATTTTGGATTTTCTTTATGATGAAGATACCTATTACAACCTGGGCACTTAACTAATTTACAATCAGCAAAAGTGGATGAATCTACTTCTGAGTAGTCATATTCAAATTCACAATCACAGTATGGGCATTTAGCTCGGTAAATCGTGGGTCCGTTCAAAATCTTTTTCATAAGCCTTCATTTGTTTATTAAATCTCTCTTTAAATTGCTTAATATGGATATGTTTATATTTCTTATGTTCAGCCATATATTCCTCTACTGAGAAATCGGGTTGTAACATCTTATTATAATCATACCCAGGAATAAATGGTAATTCCTCTGCCATAGTTCTACCAATGGTAAAATCCATATCCATATCAACATCATCAACTTGAAATCCGAAATATCTCTTTGTACTTGGATTACGTAGAATATTCCAGATTGTATATACAGTCCAGGTGTTAATATCTTGAGGTTTAGAATACATATATACAGCATCATGTACTGTACAAGCTTCTTTCATCATGGGTAATTTACCTTGTCTCATTAACCAATAAACAAGGATAGCTCCAAAATTTGTCATATTTGCTGCAGCACCTTGACATGGGAAATTAAGACCTAAACGAATTGCATAAGCAACTTCTTGCTTATCATTTGAATATATCTGTGGGAGTCTTCGTTTAGTACCAAATAACTGTGTATAATACCCATGCTTACGAAGGAATTTCTCTTGTTTCTCTTTAAACTTCCTAATTTTAGGATGTTGACCAAAGAATACTTCCATTTCCTTTGCTGCTTCTTCTGGTGTAACTATAATACCTGCTTTTGGGTCAGATAGTTTAACTGCTAGCAATTTATTACCAATTCCATAAATAAGTCCAAATGCAATCTGTTTAGCTTGCTTTCTCCTTACCTTCCATAGTTTATAATCTGGATGTGTTTCATCTTCATAGGCTTTACTTGCTTCTTCGATTGATACACCATATTTTGCTGCTGCTATACCAAGGTGAGGGTCTACTCCCTTAGCAAATGCTTCCAGATATGTTTCGTCTCCTGATAGATGAGCCATCATTCTTAGCTCTGCCTGAGAATAGTCGAATGCCATATATAAATAACCGGGAGGAGCAACCAACTGTTTCTTAATATTTGGGTCTACAGATGTCTTTGGTATTTGCTGCATATTTGGGTCAGCAGAACTGAATCGATTAGAATCAGTACCATGTATATTATATCTACCGTGTAATCGAGAATCATCTTGGACTTTTTCATGCCAACCCTCAATATAAGTAGTATACATTTTCTGTAAACCTCTTAATTCAAGTAGCTTATCAAGGAATATTGCTTTTGGGGATTCTGGGTCTTTTACGGTTAACCTTAATTCAACTAGTGTATCTTCATCCGTACTTGGCTTACCTGATTCATTATTTTTAATTACTGGAAATTTAAAACCAGAATCTGAATACATAAGTTGGGGTAAATCAACTGGACTACCAAGATTAAGAGGTCTTATAAGTTCTTGCTCTTTCTTTGTAGTGAATATACCTGCACGAATGTTTGATATCTTTTGTTCCCTTGAATCAATCTTACGTTTATCTTTTGGGTCATTATAATCTAACTCTTCAAGTTCAGCCTCAATAGATTCGATATACCTTTCTATTTTATCTTGATTATATTTCTTGGTAAACTTCTTTACCCTTGGTAAATCATATATTGCTTGTCTAGCAGCATCAATCTTCGGTTTATATTCCTCAAGTAATTTCTGGTTGAAATCTCTATCAAGGTATAATCCCTCTTTCTCTACGGAGGTTAATACCCGGGAATTACACATAAATAAATTACGAAATACCGAATACATCTTCAAGTCAATTAACTTCTTCTCAAAGAATATCATTAATCGTAACGTAAAGTCTGTATCTTGACAACCATATTTGCATAATGGGTCTAATTCTTTTTTATCCCAAGGTATCTTATCAAATTTATCTTGCTTTTCATAATCACCGTATTCTGGTAAATATCTTCTAACCATATCCTTTAACCCATGAGGTTTTTCCTCATTGAGAACATATTTTGCAAGCATACCATCTAAGCATGTACCTCTATAATAGATATGATACTTTTGATTAATCTGGTCATCAAATTTCCAGTTCCATGCAACCTTTACAATATCATAATTCTCAATAATCTCTTCCCCAAATTTCCTTAACATCTTCTTCCAGTTCCATCCGGGAGAAGTATATTCTTTAGTTTGGAAATGGTCTAATGGAATAGAAGCACCAAATCCTGGCATCCAAGATACCGAGAGAATAGTTGGCTTGAAACTTTTGTTATAGATTGGTTCAGCATTAGTTTCGTAGTCACAGCAAGCATAACCCGTTGCTTTGCAACAAGCAATAAGTTTCTTAAGTTCTCTTTTATTCTTAATTATCTTATATCTCGTTTCCATGTTAATAAATAGAAAGAGGGACATACCCACATGTAGTAGATACATCCCTCTAATATTAGAATGAGTCCTGTAAATCTTCAAGATTGGTATTTAGGTATTTCCAATCTTTCTTATAAGAATGAAGAGAATCAATGGTGTGGTATAAGTAACCGGGTTTAACTCCCACCTCTTGAGCTACATATTCCATAAGTCTCCATGCAAGGTATACATCATTACCAAAGTGAGTAACAAAATCCGAACTTCTTTGATGATAGCAAATATGTAATACCTTCTCTCCTTTACCGTTTTGACGGATAAGGAAATCGTAATACATAGAGCAAGGAATACGTCGACTTCCATCAAGGAAACATAAATCTGAACCATGAAATATTGGGAGTACTGCTTTACGAGTATCATTATCCCTTTTAAGAAGATTAATTACTTCTTCTAAAGCTAACTTACCAGTATCACTTAAATCATTCCAAATACGTTCTGGATAAGTATAATCAAATCTACCATTCACCAAGAACTGTTCCCATAAATCTTTTCTCAGTTCCCAAGCTTTACCCGGATTTAATTCGTACCAACCAATTCTTTCCTCAAACTCTGCATCTGCCCATTCTCTTGAATGCGAGAATACAAATAACCATACTGGGTCTCCGAGTGAAGTCAAGCAATATTGTTGGCAAATGAGTTCCTTTGTCTCAAATTCCTCATTACCTTCAATTACTTTATTCTGATAGGTCTTTGGTTTTACAGTTTGACCGTAACTGTTGAGTTCTCTGCCAAGTTCTGACATTAACTCAAAAGAATTACTGTAGATTCTCATTCTTCTGTTTCTTTAAAAGTTTCTTCTTATATGCTTTACGTTGAGAATAGGATATCACATTTTCTGGATATTCTATATCTTCATATTCTAATAGCAAGTCCTTTGCTAACAAAGCTTGGTATTCATATAAGTCCGGACGAAGTACTTTAAAACTCCTAAAGAATACCTTAAATGAAGACCATTCCTTTTCTGTACCATTTTGGATTTTCTTATAAACTTCTTTAACTCTTTTAGTCCAAGGATTATCTATACCCTTGATTACTTTCTTTAAAGGTTTATAAGCTGAGTACATTAAGAGTGTCTCTACATTCCCATACATTTGAGTCGCAAATAGGTTGATTTGTACTGACTGGTCCGGCCCATACACATATTCGGCCATCCGTTGAATTAATAGGAAGTCGAATATTAACCTCTTTGTAATCTCTGATGCTCTGATTACCATTGTAATAACTGGGATGTCCTCTTGAAATCTCTTCGAAAAAGTTGCAGCAATTAAACATTGTTTACCGTTATCATGGTGATTATTGAACATATACGTAACATTGTAATTCTGATTATATTTGTTCTTCAGGATTCTTAGTTTGCTACGTAAGAGGTCTAACTTATTAAAATCGATATAATTATTCAATAAGCTCGTCCACTTAGTTTCTTTGTAATTAAAACACCTGCCATAATCAAAATCTGGGTCTACCCATGCTTTACGTATTTTTATAAACACATTGTATGCTACTGCAACTCCACTGTTTGCAGTAGCACCCTTATCAAAAAGAACGGGGTCTAATCTTAAGAAAGCCTCGTTCAATTTCTCCCATGCCTCTTGTGAAGTAGCAAACTCCAAAGAGTGGAGGGTCTCCTCCGTATTAGATTGAAGACCCTCTAATTTTCTATTCCATCCACTCATCAGTAATTTGTTTTTTGTCTCCAGAGGTTAAGTCTTTGTTTCTTAAAGAATAACCTGTAGATTGATTCATCTGAAAACCCTTGTAATCCCAAGAATCCCATATATAGGTAGAAAGCTTTTACCAAAGAATACTGAAAGTCTAATTCCTTAGTCATTACTTGGGTTTGTTTCCATGGTCTACACTTAAGAAGATTCCTTGCAATATTCAATTCATATACTACATTGAATAATAATACCTTCTCTTCTTCATGAGATGCTTCACTTAAAGTATTAAACCCAGGAGTATAATCTTTTACAGATTCATGGTCTTCATCAATCATATTAAACCGATTAACTAAACCAATACTACTTTCGGTAACCATTGCTATACCAATAGTAATCACATCTTTCAATTCTTTTACTTTGAAGTCAGAGTAATCGATTACATAAGCCGTTCCCCATGAGAATATGTCTTCTGGTAGTATATTTGCAAAATGGAACAAAGTGAATAGGAATCCCAGAGCATCTCCCTGTTCTTCATTGGCATTCTGCAAATGATTGAGTACCTGAGTATATTCATCTTCGGTTAGTTGGTCAATATTCCATCCCCACTTGTGGCATATCTTTACTACCTCAGAGGTAGATTCATAACCCTCCATTAGTTCTTCGATAACCCTGGCAATAAAATCCTTAAGAACTACTTGATTTTGGTGATTATTAATATCAACCGGATAATCGGGTAGCTTTTCTATTTGCCTGTAGCCGTCTAATTGTTCTAACGAAAGAGAATACATTGATTGTAAATACGTACCTACTTCTAAAGGAGGTACTATTTCCTTGATATTACGTATATCCATTACTTACTTCCTGTTGAATTAAATCCACCTTCACCTCTTGTTCCCCACATTTGAGATTCAGAATAGAATTCTTCTGATTGAATCTCCTCGGGTTCTGTGAGATAGATTGGTACATGAATAAATTGGGTTGCTTTCTCATCCGCCTTTAAAGTCTGTATTACTCGACTGAGATTGATTATACCAATATGAATCTCTCCTACATAGGGAGAATCTACAATCTCTGCAGTATACAGAAGACCTTTTTTAGAAGCAAGCCCAGACTTATTAGCTGCCATGAGCATAGACTCTTGAGGTTCGATAAGAGGTTTAATACCTGATGGGATAAGGATTCTCCCTCCCGGGTAGATTTGAATATCAGTTACGAAGTTGGTAGTTGTATTTACTCCCAATACAAAATCTGGGGTAAAATTATTTGGAGACTGGTTTGCCTCGATTTGAATCAATTGTTGAGGGTCCAAGTTTCTTGGGATATAGAAATCCAAACCTGCATCACCTGCATTACCTCTCGATGGAGTCTTTACGTCTCTTACTTTAATAAATCTGAATCTGTTCATAATATATTACATTGTTTTAAAAGTTGTCCAAAGGTTAATCCTCGTTGAGGAGTTACTCCGAGTGAATGACAGAATTTTTCTACGTCGTATTCACCCTGCATAAACAAATCAGCAAGAACATCGTCCTGCCGTACATAATAATTTGGGTTGTTAAGATATAACTTAAACATTGCCCATATCATTCTTAACTTACCTACTTTTCCCATTGCATTCTTTATAAAGTTCTCTAATACGTTTCTTAGGTACTTCGAATTTCTCAACTGTCTTTGAGATAATTTCTTTTCTGTCTTTCCCTTTCCGAATCAAGCTTCGGATGAATTTCTTGATACCAACTGTGTCTTCTAATACATCCAAATCTTTGTATTGATTCTTCTGTTCTAATTCTTTCCTTGTAATGTTCAAGTTCTGGGACATCTTGAATGCACACAGTTCTGAGTCTCCGCATAATTTACATTCTTTAGTGGATAAATCATACCCAATACCAAAGCATGGGTCTCCATTACTCCCCAACTGAGAGATATCCAATGGTGTTAGGATATCCTGCTTGGTTAAGTCTGGAAGCATTTGTTTTTTCTTTGCCATAATTATTCATCTATTTTTTTTCTGTTAGTCTTATAACTGAATCTCCAATCTTCAATTCCGACTCATACAGAGGTAAGTAGGAATGTCCAATTGCATTTATAAATAGTTTCCTGATATCACCCAAGTGTTGTGAGTAACGAGAGTCAGTATAAGTTAGTACTCTAACCTGCAGTCCTGAACAGAAAGATAAATCAAAATATACCTTGTATTCATTAGCCATTACCTGGATTGATTGTATATCTGATACCCATACCAGAGTAGTACAGTTAAAAACATGGAGAGGAGTTTGTTCCTCTCCGATTATCTTATCAATGAATTTCTTATATAAATTAGTAATCATAACTCTTAAGTGTTACATTTTGATATTTACAATGAGGACAAGTCCAATCCTTAGTATGCCAAGGACCTCTTAAATCCTTTATATCGCTCTCCTTGAATTTCTTCTTGCAATGATGACATTTGTATTTATATACATCGTAATCATACTGAGATGAATAGAGATAAAGTATCCCGATTATCACTCCCAGTACTGTTAGTATTAGTAAGTATTCCATATCTTTTAATTTAATGATTAATGCCCTATGTCCCTCTATTAGATTAATTACTTCCTCCTACCGGAAAAAGTAATTATCCATAGTACTTAATAGAACAGATTAAGTAAGGTATTCTCATAAAGAATGAATAGGATGATTCTTCCATATCTTCTCTAACAGAATAACTTTCAATTCTTGTTTTTGATAATATTGCTTCCTATGTTTACCATGCCTATTAAGATAAGGACCTGGATAATGTAAGTCATCAAGATAAACCTTTTTCTTTGAGGAATCTGTTCTAACCAAACGACCAAGGAACTGAATAGATTTTTCCTGGCTATCCATTGATGCTGCATTAAGTAAATACCTAAGCTTAGGGAAGTTTTTACCTCGAGCAATGATTGTAGTTGAAACCAAGATATCAATCTTGCCTTCCCTAAAATCTTTCATTATTTGTTGTCTTATCTTTGAAGGAGTATCTACATGCACACAGGCAATATTATATTTACTTCCTAGCTTCTTTTTAAAGTATTTGCATAATTTCTCACAGTGTGCAATAAATTTACATACTACGAGTGCAGGATATCTATCTTGTTTAAGATTCCATTTAAGTCGAGAATAAACCATTCTCTTTGCATACTTATTAAAGGTAATAGAATCATCATATATTTCCTTATAAGATATCTCTTCAGATTCCCAATTACCATACCAGGGTTTACTTGGTACCATCTTTACGATTGTACGAGTTGAATAACCTTTCTTAATAGAATCCTTAAGTTTAAACTCAGCAAGTACTTTACCAAAGAATACTTCAAGATTCATGTTCTTTACTTTATCTTTGGCAAGCTTACTCATATAAATGGTACCAGATAATCCTATACGAACTCTGGTATTAAATAAACGAGTAAGTACATTTTGATATTGCTTACTACCCGCTTGGTCAGCCTCATCTACCAAAACCATATCTATCTTTGCCAATTCATTCTGATAGAATCTCATGTTACGAGAAATAGATTGAACCATACCAATGGTAAAATTGCTCCAGTTTAATACTTTACCTTGAACAAATGTAATCTGTTCTCCTGGTAGGTATTTCTTAAATTCATCTCTAGCTTGATTCAACCAGTCAGAGTCATTAGTTATTAGCAAAGTCTTTAACTGCTTCTTATAGGATAGATAAAGAGACGACATGATAAGAGTTTTACCTGCATTAACGGTGTAATCTAAAACACCAATCTGAAAAGGTACCTTACCTACTTTGTTATTGATTACCGCTTTAACAGCCTTCTCTTGTTCTGGTCTTAATTTATATTCCCCTATCTTCGTAACAACTTCATTGACTTTAGGTAATGGTTGTCGCATATCTACAACTTTAGGTTTAATTCCATACTCAATACACTTTTCATATACTGCAGGAAGTAAACCTATCTTAAATTCACCATGCTTATTAACGTAATGAATTTTACCATCCCAGTTCTGCATACCTCTTTGCCTTGTACGTAAGTAGAAAGCATTTGGATGACGAATGGCAAACTCTGCATAGAGTTTCTGTGCGAACTTAAGAGGTAAATCAAGTTCGCACATATTCCCATTCTGTATAATTATCCTACTCATTTGATAATTACAGTTACACCTTTCTTAGTAGAATCATCCTTAGTAGAATCATCTACTCCCATAGCTTCCTTGATGAGTTTAATGTGATGTTCTTCATCGGCAATTAACTTATTCAACAAATACATCACATCATCATAATCAGCCCGTTCACTATATAAGGCTAGACTATTCATAATTTTCTTATAATTGCCAATGGTCTCTATCTCAGAGTTCCAGGCAATCTTCAAAGCACTTTCAGGAGAAAAACCTATTTCCACTTTAGGATAGATATCCATAACAGAATCCTGTTCATGAGGGTCTGCTTTCTGTAAGAAATCCGATAACTTGTCGTAATGTCTCATTTCTACCAAACCAATACCAAGCATTAACTCTGCAATGGGTTCAAACCTTGACGACTGTTGAGTATACATAAGGATAGCACTAATCTCAGAGAAAGGTTTATCCTTTAGTGCATCCTTGAACATATTAACAATATCCTCTGGCCAAGGTTCAATGTCCTTGAAATCAGGATAATCTACTGACTGGTCCGAATACTTGAGGACATCAATAAAAGCATTAGCTGCATCCTCTACTCTGTTACCTAAAAATTTTAAAGCTTTCATAACGTTATGTTTTAATTATTAATCTTATCCCAGAGAGAGCCCTCAACTTGAGGTTCCTCTAAGGATTTTTTATTCTTATTTTTATATAAATACTTATTATACCTTTCTACTGCTTTATCAGTATATAATTGAGCAATATCGGGTAGACCATTACACCATGCTAGAGATTCAAACTGAGCATCTATGAAATCCTTATAATCCCAACCTTCTTCCTCTAAGAATGCTGCTACATAAGCGAAGTGAACATACTTCTCAGGATTCTTTTCATAGGATTCATATATACCAGTTGCCTTAGCAATCTTACTTACAAAGTAATCATGTACCTTAGCAGTAAGTTCTAAATCTGCTGACTGTAATTTAATCTCAGCTTCGGTTTGATTAGTAATGTTGTCCTGCATGGATATTAACCTTTGCATAACATTACGATAATCTGTCATCCTCTTTAAACCAGTCTCAATGTATTTAATAAATCCTTCCCGAGTATCAAATTTAAAATCCTCACAAAAGGTATTACATATCTCAGCAAGCTTTTTACATAAAGCCCATTCCCTTGTATTACTTTCGTTTATTTTACGAACTCCTCTATGCTTAAGCTTTATACGAGTAGCATATAATATATCGGCAACAAGGGAAGCATTACCCTTAGATGCTAGTAATATATTAGTTACTTTCTTAGTTGTCCCTTTATTAGAAACAACCACTGCTCTAGTATTTATTGCCTCTTTTCGTGCAATAACAAAAAAAGCCTCAACTGGGAAGTTATCTACCTCTAAGGTATTTAATATTTCCTCAAATTGAGACTTAGTAATGTGAATACTGGGTTCTCTCATTTTACTCTATTACAAACTAAAACACCATTAATACAACCCTCATTATTATCTATTGGGCATTTCTTCCCATAAAGGTTTTTAGTGGGAGAACCAAATGATACATAATATGAACCTCTATTGGTACCTACATACCAAGTAACATTTTCGGGTAAGTTTAAAGTATAATCCCTAACTTTACCATCAACCATCTCACATCTGAAAACCATATTCTTTCTTGGTTGAGGTTTTTCAAACCAACTTACAACTGGCATAAAATACCCTAGAATTAAAAGACCTGCCAAAACTATCATGGTCTTAACTACATAATCGATTATCTTCATATCATTAATATTTTAAGTTATATAATATAATAGGTAATCCTTACTCCAAAGAGTTTCGGATTTGAATTCTATGAATAAAGTTATAGAGTGTTTTACGTGACACCTTTAACCTTTTACTAATGTATATCCTACTATTACCTAAACTCAATAACCTATTTAATCTTCTCAATTTTCTATCAGAAATTTTAAAGTTCTCCCAATTAGGATTTTGAATAGTTTTAAATGATTTCCTTCTCTGTTCGAAAATCATTTGTTGTATATTCATACTATGTGTACCCCATTGAAAATTCCTATAATGGTTATTTAAAGGATTATTATCTAAGTGCATTACTTCATTAAACTTAGAAGGATTAGGATTATATACATATACTAAAGCTACCAACCTACTAATACTCAAATTATAACCTCTACCGTCCTTATAAAGTTTTACCTTAACTCTGGCCTTTTTCGAAAGCCTTAGTTTATGCCATTTACCAAACTTATAAGGAGATCTTTCTATCCGTCTTGAATATAATTTTCCATCTCTAGTAATATGGTAACCTATAAAACCTGGTACATTATCTTCCATCATAATGAGTTTTTAAGTTTAATTAATCCCTGATAGGTAGCATATCTAGTTTCATAAACTTTTTTAAGAACGGCTTTCCTACCTAAATCGTTTACATCCCTATTATCCTCAAAAAGAACTAACTTCACTTTCTTGTATTGTATAAGTTTCAATGCCAATTCTATAGCATACTTTTGAGCATCAAAATCTAATAGAATTATATACCGTTGACAAGGTGCTTTTATTAATTCGTTTAGTTGATATTTAGATACAACTTTACCCATTGTGGCAATTCCTCTATCCCCAATAGTAAGGGCATTGAGTGCACCTTCACAGATGTATACCGACCTATACATCTCCAACGCATCATAATTAAATATGATAAATTCTTTGCCAACTCCTGTGATATCTTTGTTAGGGTTGTTATACCGAGGACCTTGCCCGATAACATTTCTCGCGTTATAATATCTAAGTTGTCCTCTGTAATAGAAGGGTATAATAAGGTACCCAAAGTAAGCCCCTTTCGTCGCATAGCCAACTCCATGCTTAGACAACTCAGAGATGACAAAGCCACGGCTTTTGACATATCCTCTAATGCTTTTTGCAACTTGTGACTGGCCAATGTTAAGGATTCTAAATCCTTCGGGTAAATACAAAGGTTTGGCTTCTGCAAGTTCAACCTTTTCTTCGTGAAATTCAAGTTCATCAAATTTTCCACTGTTTAAAAAGTTAATTAATTCATGATATGTTTCGAATCCTTCTATATCCATAACCAACTGTGAAGGATTCGGATGTTCATTACACCTGAAGCAATTGGTTCTATACATTGATAAGTTAACTCCCATTTTTAATTCTCTGTGACAGTAAGGGCATACTGGGAGTTTCATCCAGCCATGTTTATAATCAAATGCTCCAAGTCTTTTAATAAAGTAAGTCTTAAGTCTAGACTTAAACTGATTTGTTATTTTCATGGTTTCTAATTGCTTTACGAATTACTTTTCGTATTCTCTTTAAATCCTCAACATCTAGATTACTAATGGAAGTCGTTTGCCAACCATTATGAGATATTTCCAAAGCTAATCCATCAGTCCATCTATCTTTTACTACTTCTACTTGTTTAGTTCTCATTTCTCTTTTTCTTTTTACCACAGATTCTACAATAGGTTCTCGTACAATGTTTATTATAATACTGAGCCTTCTTCCTACCGCCTTTCTTTGAAAAGATAGCCTTCCTGGGTTTCTGTCTGGTTTCCCACCAATGCTCAGTTACCCAATCATGAATACCGAGTTTGCATTTATATATCTCCAGTTGTCCTTTCTCTTTTCTTGGAATCAGCATCAGGATTACCTTTCTTAAAAGATTCCTCAAGTTTTTTACCGTATAGTTCATCGTAGTTCTTTCTTTGTTCTTTAGTAAACTCTGTACATCTTTGCCTTTCTACATCACATTTGAATAAAGCTCTACCCGAAGGAAGACCATCTCTTTGTACTACAATCTCTGAACGAAGTATGTTATCTTTCTCTTCTTGCTCTGTACTATTAAGACCCATTATAAATTGAGCATTACGTACAATTGCAATAGAACCAGATATATCGTTCTCGTCATACTTGGTTGCTTGATGTTTCTTACCTTCACGAGTAATATGATGAGCAGTCCATACAATATCTAAATGCAAATCCTCAGCAAGGTTTTGTAAGTCAATGTATACATTTGAGATTCTATCGAAATCCTCTTTATCCTTTGCAATAGAAGCAAGCTTCCCTGCATAGTCAACCATCAATACCTTAATATCAATTCCCTGACTCCTAAGAGTAAGTATCTTCTCCCTTATATAATTGCAGTCAGTAATCAATGCAGGTACTCTTTCAACAATTAATTCAACTCCAAACCGAGCAAGTTTCCTTAAATGCTTAGCCTCAAGTTTATCATAATCTCCAGTATATAATTCCTTCTTAGTTTTATTGATACTTGATTGAATGAAACGGTCCATGATTTGTTCTTGACCATTTTCCGTATCTACGTAATAAACTGACTTCTTCATTCTAAGATAACCTCTTGCAAGGTTTACCATGAAGAATGTTTTCTTTGCTTTAGGTTTATCCAGAATTACATTAATTGATGCACCTGGGAATCCTCCTGCATTGGTTAAATCATTAAGTTGTCTAAATGGACAAGGTACTACTGAAGGTTCTGCCTGTCTTTTAAATTGACGTTCTGTAACATCCCGAATCATGAATAAAGGTTCGTCCTCTTGTTTAGGTCTACTTCTTTGTAAAACCTTCTCTACCTTTCTTGAATATTCTTCGTATTGTTCGAAGTTATCTAAATCGAATGAATCATTTAAATTCTTCATTTCAACATAGGTAGAGAACTGATATATTTTCTCTTTAATATATTCTGAATCGGATAATTGAATTGAATAAAGGTTTTTGATAACTCTTTCAATGTTTGGGATATCGTCCTTAGTAACCAGGTCAACATAGTTTTTGGATTCTAGCATTTCTCTGAGTACTTGTTTAAGGACATTCTGTGATGGTATCTTTCTTTGCTTCTTAAAGTATTTAAGTATACCTTCACATATTAAGGAATGTTCGATAAGTACTAAGTAGCTTGGTTTTATTCTGCTTAGTACTAAACCTCCTTCCTTATCTTGAATGATGAACCTGAGAATCTCTAACTGGAAGTCAGGTGCAAAACTAAATTTAATTTTATTCTTTTTCATACATTATTATATTGCAATATTATATACTAATAGATTTTGATAGTCCTCATGTAGTTCTGAACTCATGTCCACAATATCTAGTCTTCTTATCCTCAGCCGTTTGGTGAAATTTTTTGATATTCTTATATAATATAAAATATATTTATTATATTTGCATAACGAAATACTTAAAGAATATGAGGAAATGTAATGGAAACAATGGTTCAGAGCTTCATAGATTAAAACCTATGCAGGATTATGATGAAGCAATGTTTAATCGGTTATACAAAGTTTGTAAGCCAGTTATTCGGAACCTTACCAAACAAATTGATTACAAAAGGTTTAACCTTACTCCAGATATAATATCTTCTTATTTCTGGGATAAAATGTTATTTGTTTTTAATAAGTACTACGGTACTTGTAGTGAAGAACATCTTAAAGCAAGAATCCTTTCTTCTCTTGCTACATTTAAGAATAAGCTTCTTCGATTTGCCTATGGAGAGATTGCAGAATACAATCAGAACCTATTCAAACTTGAAGACTTATTTGATAATGATAAAGAGTTAGAGGATGACGATGAAGAAGTTAAGGCTAAGGAAGAAATGCTTGAATTATTATATAAGTATATGAAAGAGAAGTTATCTCCCGATGCTTATATGGTATTTGAGGTATTACTTACTCCACCGCCTTATATTAAGGAACGAATTAAGGATGGAGAAAGAATCACTAATATAATGTTGGTTGAGTTCTTTGATATGCCTAGAACTAAGAAGTCCGTTAAATACATAGGAGAACTCAAACAGGATATTCTATATTGGGAAGAAAAAGCTAAAGAAGAACTTCACTACTAAACACAAAAGAAAAGGGACGTTTCCCAACGTCCCTTTCTCAACATCATAAATTAAAAGTTCTTTGTCAACAATATAAGTAGTTAAGACATATTATTATAGTTTTATAATGTATGCCAGTACGTAGTACGGTGGTCTATTCTCATGTGGTCTACCTCCACCTGCAGCTCTGGTATCATGGTCCCACAAGCATACATAAGAATTATCCCTATCCGTTTTATTACTACCAGAAAGGTTATTACCAATCCATTGAGTACCGTTAGCTCCCACCAAATCTGAATGAGCTTCGATAAAGTAAGCATCGGCAAAGTTGTGAACGTGAGAAGGTATCTCTTGAGTAGAAAGAGTTACTTTCTCTTGGCCACCAGTATTACCAATCAAATTGTAATCTTCATTACCAGATGACCAACCTACAATGAATTTACCCGATAAGTCTGGTGTCTGTAAGTCTTCTACAATCTGACCATTACATAGAGCCCAACCTTCTGGTACGGAAACTCCATTCCACATTGCAATTAATCCTCTTGGTATATTAGCTCCTGCCATACCACCAAGCTTTTCATCAATGTAAGCCTTGATATCAAAATTGGGGAATCCTTGCAACAGTCGTAAGAGAGTTTCTATGTTTGCTTGTTGCATTCCATGGATAGCAGTATTATATTCTACTGGTTGGGGGAATTTACCTGCATACGGAACAATAGAATATTTCTCTACTTTATTATCCATTGAGTTGGTACCTTGCCCATATATACCAATCAATACCATTGAGGATTTGTCTACCAAACCTTGAGATACTGAAGCCATAGCTCTATTCACTAGAGACTCATAGGATAATTCATTATCTTCTAATACGTTTGTTTTTGACAAGTTTCTAGTATCCTTAGGTGTTGGATATAATGGGTCTACTGATTTCTTATACAGAGAATAGAATGAATTAGATTCATTCCAGAAAGCTCTGAACTGTACTGGGTTCTGCACTGGTTCTTCCAAAGGTGTATGGTAAGCAAATACAATTACATCCTCATTAGAACCTTTTGAGCCTTCAATATTAGGTATACTAATATTAGCACTATCAGAAATATAAATTGTACCATCCCTTGCTATACAACCAAAGTTTGTATCTGGACCTTCACCAGAATCTGCTGCCTTAGTCATATACCTTGAAAGGATTCTGTCCTTCATTACTTGATATGCAGGAGATGTAGGTTCTCCATTAGGCAATAGAGTGATTGCATTATTTACAATCGTTGCTGAGCCAAATCCACAAAATGGACCCATACCTATGGGTGCAGCTATTGCTTCAGCTGCATCCTTAGACTTTATTATACCTTCATAATCAAAATACGTTTTCATAATGTATCTTCGTTATTGTTATTACTCTTATATTCTTTCGATTGGTTTTTCATATCTTGGAAAGCCTCTCCTACAGCTTTGAACTTGAAGGTTATCAATTTCCAAAAGATAAACCAGATACTGTACTTCTTTTCTACACCATGTAGAGTACAGATGTGATTATAAATGCTATCTATCTCGAAACAGTAACATAATATCATTACCGTTATAGATACTGTTATTGGATTTAATCCGTAAGGTTCTCCGATGGCTTTACCTATTACGGCACCCAGTAAGATGTAACACAGATAATCAATGATTTTATTAAGAGTTCTTCTCCCGGCTCTAGATTTTCTTATTTCAATCTTCTTTGCCCTACTTGCAGATATACCAAACCAGAAGTCTGCAAGGATTAGTACAAAGGCTAATAAAATCATCCACCTTAAATCAAAGATAATGGCATAACATTCAGAAGTAAATCCAATGATACCAGTTTTAAATAGTGTGTTAAAAGAGCTGCTTTCCATTTTGTTTATTCTATTTTAAGTGACCATTCTGTTCCTTCCGGAACTAATATATTAATACCCTGTTCCGAAATATCATTGGATTCCCAAGTAAGTTCTGTCTTATCAACTACATCCAACAGATTTACAATGAATACGGCCTTAACTGCAGGATTAGCTTTCGCATAGAAAGTATGTTTACCTGGCAGATTAGTGAAGAATTGATAAGGGCTTGGATGAACTACATCTGGAGCTGTCTCATATACAATATCTGAAACCTCTCCAGTATCTGAAGTACAGGTTACGATTGTAGATACTTCTTGTACATCCTTACTTAATTCTGCACTTACGGGATTACAGGTTAATGTATACTTGGGTATAACATTCTTAACTGTAAGATTAACTACAGAACCCTGATAGTAGAATTCGTAACTACCCGGTTTATCGAAAGTGATAAGAGTGTTAGAATTATACTTCTCAGATGAACCTTCTAAATCAATCTCAGTTATCATACTACCACCGTCTCCCCAACGTAAGTAGAATTGACAGTTCTTAGTTTTGGTTAATTGATACCCTGCTTTAATATACTTCCCGGCATCTGATGCAGCTTCTGAGTAAGGTTCTAATTCATACCAATTCTCATCATCTTCATCCAAAGGTTCTAACCATAAGTAAGATTGAGGAGCTGGTACATAAGCAAGTACTTCTACTTTTACGGACTTACTGGCATCACCAACAGATTCAAATTTGTAGCTACCAGCTTCATTAAATAAGTATTCTGTATTTCTACCATAATAGAAATCAGGACCAACTACATAACGACTAGTTAATTCCGTAGTACCAAGTTTTACCCAAGTACCCTGAGTATTCTTTTTGTAGATTGTTACTTCGGTATTAAAATAATAACCTAAGTTTGCACTTTCAAAAGTAGAATAATAAATACCAGATGTAACCCAAAGATTAACTGAGGCAGAACCTTGGGCATTTAGGTTTAATCGTTTATTAGATACACCTATATCATAGGTAATTGTATAACCTAATCTATAAGCTACTACAGTACCATAATTACTTGTATTACCTGAATCATCTTTGGTACATCTGAATTGGAATGTACCAGTAGTGGTTGGTGCCCACCTTTGACCATTACGAACTAAGATACCTGGGTCTGAAATACATACTGCGATTAGTTGGCTAGTATCTTCATTAGGGTCTGAAGAACGTATGGTTATTAAAGATTTCTCACCATTGGTAAGATTTATATTTCGAGGTTCACAGAGTACTGTGTAGTTAGTAGCAATAGCAGTTACTGTTAAGGTTACTTTCTTTGCTGGGAAGTCTGCAATAACCCATTCATAAGTACCAGCAGAAGTTATTTCCCAAATAGAACCAGAATCCTTAGTTTCGTAAGTATTAAGTAACTGTACCGATACAGGTTTAATATTGCCCTGATAATTCATATTAGCAGTTACCTTTACTTTGATTACTGGGTTAGTACCTGTAATTACCAAGTTATCTGGGTCTGTTCCTCCTTCTACAATATCTGCATAGATATGATAAGATTTAGTGTAGTATTCTAAACCTATATCTACATATGTAGTTACTGAATTATCTCCTACGCTTCTGAAGTAATACCTTTGGTCACCTTTTCTTGCATAGAAGATAGAACCACTTTCATATTTCTTTGAACTCCATTTGTTCTCCGATGGGTCATACCCAGTTACCTGGTATCTTAAATCAGCATCATCATAATCTGATGTAACTGTTACTCTGATAGGTACTTCAGTTATATGCCCGGTTACAATCTTTGCAGGACTGATAAGTGGCTCAGCTACAATCTTATAATTATAGGCTAAGTCAAATCCATAGGCAATCTTCCCAGATACATTATAAGGCAAGAATCTATCGAACAACTTATCGATTGATTGTTTGAAAGCTTTAAACTCTGGGGTAGGAGAAGTAAAACCATGACCACTTATAGAAATACCTACCTCTATACATTGAGCACAACCATAAATCTTATCATAGTTGTATTTATCGTACTGAGAGTAGTCTGTATCATATAATGGGTCTACCTTTTCCCATTTATCCATTGCTCCATCGGTTGGGTCTGTAATTGTACAAGTTAACCCATACATATTGAAAAGAATTTCGAAGAACTTTCTTGAGCCTCGAATCTTAAGTAATGAGATTGAATACTTTAAGATAGTTCGAATCTGTTCATCACTTAAGTTGGGAACTCCTTTATGTTCTCCGGTTCTAGCAAATGGTAATGCTCCCAAGAACTCCCAGAGGTAGTTTAAATACCTCTGCTGAGTTTTATCGATATCGATTATATCTAGAATATTATCAATATCTTTAGTTATATCTTCTTGGAAATAGTTACCACAAATTTCTAGAAATCTTTCTAATATGCCCTTACCGTCGACTTTATAAGTATCTTGCTCTTTAAATTCGAAAGGTAAGAAATCAATTAGGTTTTTAAGATTTATCATACTATTTCGTTTACTTTAAGTGTTAACTGACTTGAGTCTTCGAATACTGGGATATTATAACCAGGGTCTGTGTAATCCTTGTTTGGTTCTGCAATGGTTATAGTATATCTAAACCCAGATTGATAACCATTGTCCTGGATATCAAGGGCAAAGATAAACCCATTTATAGTATCCCTGATTCGTGTAGTCTTACCTACTTGACCATCATAAGAAAAACCTCCTTTAACTGAACGTACTGTAAATTGAGTACCTGAAGAGAAAGAGATAAAATAAGACATACTACCATTAGCTTCATCCAATTGGAATTGACCAAGGATTAATTCTTTGTTACCATATACTGTAGTAGGCCAGGGTTTAGTATAAAACTTCTTCAAGTGTAAATAATCTACCGATTCAAGATTATCTATAAGTGCATAGATATCAGAGATTCTTACGCTGCCACCAATGTCTGAGGCTTCCGGAGAATAAGCATTAAATAATGCACTTAGAATCTGAGATTGTATTTCCGATGTCTTATAAGACTTCTTCCCTGTAACTTCTACATCCAAGATAATGTTTACCTTACCTGCAGACTTAACTGTTAACCAAGTGGTAAGTGGTGAGTTCTGATGTAATACATCATATACCTTTTGAATAAGATTGGAGTCAGCAGTAGCACCATTATCTGGAGATATATAAACAATTAATTTTCTACCACATTCATATTCTGCCTTTGCCTTACTAACTCCATCAACTAGTTTAGCTAAGTCTATGAAATCTTGTTTGGTAATAGCAACTCCCATAGTCTTTACACTCAAGGGTATATGTTCCTTGAGCATATTGAAATTTTCGTATGATGAACCTCCACCTGCAGCATAAGTATTAGATACTGTAGCATCAGTAACTGATGAAGATATAACTGTTGGTACAGAAGTAATCATACCAGATTTTACATTACCATTGATACCCGTAGTAAGGTAGAACTTAACTTCAGATATTTTGGCATTAGCTGCTGGCTTCTGTCCATATTTACCATCACCAAATAAGATATAAGGGTTTAAAGCTTCATCCATGGTAACCATGAAATGTTTATCGGTTGGTTTTGAGTAAGCAAAGGTGTTTACCAATACCCAAGATTCTCCACCAATCTTCATACTCATAGTTCCATGTTCGTAATACTTACCATTAGGTAGTGTACCAAGAGTAATAGTTACCCTTTCATCTGAAGGTATAACCATACCATTTATCTGGCTTTCCGTATATAATTCGTGTTGTATAACTGGAACTTTACAAGTAGTTACATTAGCATACCAAGTTACGTCTCTAGATGATAACCATTTGTTACCATTAGAGTCTGTGAATAAAGTTCCAGAAGGTATAGTTAACTTAGCACCAATAGAATCTCCAGATACATCTCGAGATACTACCAAATCTACTGATGCTGCAATAGCACCTCTTGCATGATAATCTACCAAAGCACCATGCTTAACTACTGAACTGTATTTACGAGCAGTAGGCAAGAATGATTCCCTTGCCATATTATCAATGTAGTAGTGAAGAACTTCGGCAATTGCCGCAAATAATGAAAGGATAATGATTAAGATATTTCCTTCCGAGTAATCAGTTACGAGTACATTGCCATCTTTGTCTTTGATATTCGTAAGTGATTCTATCAGCTTGGCCTTAATCTGTTGGTAAGACCTCTGATAAGGGTTGAGCCATTTATTAGTGATTCCCATATTAATAAGAGTTTAATGAATTTTCATTTTTATCGTAGGTCAGGTACAGGTACTGACTAGTAGAAGTTTCATTAACTACATAATGAACTTCTATGTTTATTTTAGCACCTTGTCTAGAAACGGTAATACCTTTAAAGGTAATCCTTTGTTCCCATGCACCAATTGAGCTTTTAATAAACTCTTTAATAATAAAACTTAGGGCTTGTGTATTTGGCTCCTCTATACATTCCCATAGGCGATTCCCAAAGTTTTCCTGTCGAAATCGTTGTCCTATTAAATAATACATTATAGAGCTTATATTATTTCTTACCAAAGCCATATCACCATTAACGGGATACCAACCGGTTTCACCCTTTTC